TTATGGGTGTTTTCGATTATTATAAAGATTTGTATCCAGCTGTCATTGTCGTAATGTCTCAGCTATCTTCTGCTAAGGCAGGAGATCCAGAAAATGAGATGGATTTTCAAGATCGGTTAAGAGGTTGCAAAGACATTATTACACCGTGTACCGTGGCTTTAGAAATGGTTCCCGACTATCAAAAACTTAGCACTAAGTGGATTATTAGAAAAAATCGTTATAAGGGGCATACCGTAGGTACATTCGTAGAAACAGCCTATGATAGGGGTATGTTTAAGCCAATAAATGATCAGTGGCGAAAGGATGTTGCCGATGCCGCAGAAAAAGCTAGTCGTTATAACACCATCGGAAAACTTATTGAAGAGCCTAAGAAAGAAGAAAAGTGATGGAAATAACTTTTAAAGAAATCGAAATAGTTAAACTTGACTTAAAACCAGGAGATATCTTGTTGGTTAAAGTTAAAAGCGATGATATAGATGAATCAGTATTAGATCATCTGAAGAAAGGCCTTAAAAGTGCGTTGCCTGGCATAAAGGTGGCTTTATTTGGGATGTCTCTATTAGATGATATGGATTTTTCCATAGTCAGAGAAGACTCCGTGGAGTGTGGCACTCAAAGTTATTGCACAGATTGTAGTTGTGGTAAGAAAGAGCAAAACGAAGCAAAGGGAGAAGAAAATGTATAGCAGAGAAACTATCAATGAGCTAAATCAGTTGTCCAAGGATGTGTACGGAGCTTCTAGCAAATGGCGAAAATTGGTCGAAAGGGGAGAAGTAAGACTTCTTACAGAAGAAGAAGTTCAATACGATTCTGAAGCTAATAATGGGGAGGGTGAAAGAAAAAATATCACGGTACCCGTTATTTATCATGGACCTAATGGCGGAAAACTTCGTCAAAGTTATATGCACCGTTATGATGAAAAAACTGTAAAAGAGCATATGCTTAATATTAAAGATCAACGAGATAAGTTCATGGAAATGATTAAGAAACAGCAAGCAGATGCTCAAGCAGCTGATGTAGCCAAGAAAGTAGAAGAAGCCAACGCGGCTGTAGCAGAGGCTGTTTCAGCAGTTTCTGGTAGTGCAGTCTGATATTTAGCTTGACTTATAATTATATTGGGTCTAGGATGGTGACAGATGCAAGATCTAAAAAGCCTCCTAGACCTAATGTTTTTACCAGAAGATACGGTGGTTGTTAGTAATAATAAATTCGCTACTCATAGTGTTTCAATAGAAACCGTTTTGTCTGGAGAAGTTACCTTAGTAAGCTCTAATCAAAAGGTTTCTAATCAAATTGTTAAAACATCTGAACTAATTTTTTTAGCTATCAATCCTATCAAAGGATTTCGTTTAGATTCAAATGCTTACAGACTCCAGAATTTTCTTTTAGAATGCGATACTGGGTCCATAACTTCTCAAGTAGAGTACCTAAAAAATCTAGGTATACCATATTCTGCAATCATATTTAGCGGTTCCAAGTCAGCCCACATTCTAGTGGCTTTAGACACTCCTCTTGATGAAAAAACCTACAGACTTTTATATGTGTGGATACTACGTATCGGCACACTTTTTGATCAAAATTGCAAAAATCCTTCAAGATGTATTCGTATACCGGGCGCTACACGCCCAGAAACTGGAAAACAGCAGACTCTTTTAGAACTTAAAGAAAAGGTGAAACTAGAAGACTTGATGGTGTGGCTAAATCTATATGAGCATCTAAGACCTAAAGAGCGTGAACGAAAAAGCTTGACAAACGGAGCAGACCATGACAAACTAAGTCCATGGGTAAAAACTGCACTAAAATATGGTATAAAATTCGATAAAGGAAGAAATCACACGTGGCATAGTATATTTTGCGACTTCGCTTTAGCTGGTTATCCTAAAGATCAAGCTATCGACTTTCTAAGTGTCTACTTCGTGGAGGAATTCGATTTTAAAGAAAAAGAATGGCTTAGAATAGCACAGAGCGCATACGACAAGCATGGATAAAAGGAGGGTATCTTGAAAAGAGATGAAGAATTGAAAAGATTAGTCAAGTACGCTCAAGCTATGAACGTACGCGTATCTTTTAAGCCCCAGCATAACGTGGATGCCGACGCTGATTGGACAACCGATGGAAAAGAAATAAATATCTATGATTCTTCTAAAAAATCTAAGGTATTTTTAATTTTGTGTCTAATTCATGAGATTGGTCACCATTGTCAATTTATTCACGGGAACGATAGAAAAGTAGATGCGAAATTAGATGAAGCGTTAGCTTCAGAAGAAGAGAAAAAATCTTATAGAAAAAGAATTTATGATTGGGAAGTAAAAGGGACTGGTTGGTGGGAATCTATTTACAAAGACGCTGACTTAAAATTTCCGATCTATAAACTTTATATCGAACGTGATTCCGATCTTTGGATGTACCAAACTTATTATGAAACTGGAAAGTTTCCAACAAAGAAAGACAAAAGAGAGAAACGAAAAGAATTAAAAAGGAAATATAGACCATGAGTCAAGAAAAGAAGTATCTTGAAATTGAAAGTAAGTATTCTGCTGATAACATCAGTAGGCTCGATTTTAAGTCACTTCTTTCGACATTGAATCCCAAGAACTTTCTCTATGTAGAATCTAAAGACGTGTACTACACCAAGGGTGAGAATGAGTTTCTTAGGCATAGGAACCGCCCCAATTTTGGGAGCGATGAGCGTTCTGAACTTACCTTTAAAAAGAAACACATAAGCACGAACAACATTGTCAGGACTGAAGTAAATTTGAGAGTGGACAAAAATAGTGCAGAATTAGTAGAAGCTTTTTGTAAGGGATTGGGATATGAAAAGAACTTCTCGGTGGAGAAATTTTGTGATATTTACTACTTTGATGATGGGGACGTAGTGTACTATAGTGTTATAGATGAAGAAGGTAAAACCGCTAGTTTCTTAGAAATTGAATGCGATGAAGACGCTGATCTAACGGAAGACCAAGCTAGAGAGGTCATCTCTAAATACGAAAAGCTTCTGGCTCCCATAGGAATTACTCCACAGAAAAGAATGAAGCTGAGTTTATTTGAAAGGTATAGAAAATGACTCCTGAAGAAATTGTAGGTTTAATAGGAAATATAGCCAATCGTCAAGATATTCGCGAGATTCAAGAACGACAGATTGAAGAAATTTACAGTCTCGTCAAAGAATTTGAAGATATTGCTAAGGAATGGCGAAAAGGCTATCTTGATCTAGAAATAAAACATAAAGTAAAGGTTGCCAATTTAGAGCAAACTATCGAAGAACTTGAAAAAGATTTTAAGGATCTTAAAATGGATTGGGATGAATAATGGAAGATGAACAAAATAGTATATATAGAATAGCGGCCAAGGTGAAAAACTTGGCTAGAGGTGATGACGCTCATCTCACGCCCGTAGGTGAAGCTATGTGTAACTACTATATTATAGTATTAAAAGATTTTTATGATTTCGCGGAAGATCTGCCAGGATCGTATAAACAAGAGCTAATAGCCTTGATAGAGCATCACTACGATATGCCTGGTAAGTTGATTAGAGCTGTAAAGCCTAAAAAATCAACTAGCTAAAGCGTCAAAGACAAATTTAACTAGCATGTATATTTCCATATAAAATACTCCTAGGAGCATCATAACTCCTAGGAATGCTAATCCGCGATTCACATTAGTTACCGATTCTGTAGATGCTTATGGTTGCGGCTACTGGAGCAATAGTAACTGAGCTATTTTGGAAAAGAGAAACTGTATCCCCAGCATTTAGTTTTAAAATCGTACCGCCTTGAGCGTATCTATTCACTGCTTGCGTAGTTTCGGCTCTAGAACCACCCAAGAGATTGGTAGTCGGTGTAGCTCCACCAGCATTAACTGAAGCGTATCCCTCATAATTTCCATTCACAGCAAAAGCAGTCGCACTAGAAATCAAAGTACCGTCTGCATGATAAGTGCCACTTTGTGGACAAGTCCAAACGCCAGTGCTCGTATTATACGAATTGGTGGTATCCTCGATCTTGTTCGTAAGGATAATTATTCCCGCACTCACGGAAGAACTCGTCGTGTTATACTTCATGGCTACTGTATTGGACCCTGAAGAAGAACTTGAAGACGATCCTCCACCAGAAATGAGTTCAAACGTTACATAGTTATTCGTAGATGTATTATCTAGAGTAATCGTGTTGCCGGTGCCGTTAGTAACTGTAAGCCACAATAAATCTCCGGCCTGAGCGTAGAAGGTCGTAGACCCATTAGGGAAAGCTCCAACTGCTGACGTAGTTTGAGCAGAGAATTCCCCAAGTGTAGATGTCGTAGAAACAGACCCAGACTGATTGGCGGTGAGCTTTATTTGCTGAGACACGGTCATAGTCCCAGTGTTTTGAGTTGTGACAATACCGGTGACCTTCCAATAACCCGTGATCGGAACCGTATATTTACCAGTACTAGTCGAATATCCTGCGTTCGTATCGTAAACAGAAGCAGAAAATATAACATTGGTTGTTGCAGTTGTGGCAATGGAAGTATTCGAAGTTGTGGCTTTTGCAGCTATAGCCCCACTTCCGGAACCTCCCCCACTGCTTCCGCCAGTACCTGCACCGTAGAATTCTTCCACGATGATGATACCTGCAGCTCCAGTACCCCCAACATATCCAGATCCAGCACCACCACTACCGTTAGTGCCACCTGAACCAATGGCCATCGTATATGTGGGCAATGGATTTGACACAATAGCGACAGTCATACCACCGCCACCACCACCTGCTCCCGCCGCGAAGCCAGCCACGTTAGCGAGTGCACCGCTACCACCACCGCCGCTATTAGCGGTGGCATTTAAGCCGTGCCCAGTAACTGCACTAGAATTTAGTCCACCGCCAGCATAAAGTGGTGAACTACCACCTATACCTCCAGATAAAACGGGTACTGAACCTGATGTTATCACTTGTTTAGCGCCGCCAACTTGACCACTGAGATTTAAATAACCACCGGTTCCTGCACCGCCAGCTCCGCCATCGTTTGTTCCAGCAGCACTTCCGCCCGTAGCTGATAACGAAACAGTTCCGCCAGAAAACGTACTGGTACCGCCTCCAGAACCGCCCACCGTTGATGTTGTGCCTGATCCGCCACCGCCACCACCACCGCCGACCACAGTAACCCTCAGGTAAGAAGGCGAAGGATTGGATGGGGCCGTATAGGTAGTCCCAGACGTAAGAACTTGAACTGTTGGAGCTTGTGAGGCAGATGCGGCAGCACTAGTTCCAGGACCAACGTAGAAATCGTCAAGATACAGAGCGAATCCGCCAGCGGGACCAGCTGTTGGATTATAAACTGCTATCTGAAAACTACCCATATTTGCTGGAGTTTGGAATGATCCCGTACAATAGCCTACACCAGAAATTTGAGTGAAATTGAATACTCCTACGGGAATGATCCAAGCATTATTTTGGAGATCGTAAATGGCTACCCCAAAAGTATTGCTAGAAGTTCCGGAAAAATTTGTGCCAGTGGAGGTCACGGCACTGTATGCAAAACTAAACTGCAAAGTTTTGGATTGATCACAAATGTTTATAGCGACAGCCGGAGAAATGTACATATCCCCAGCATTGGTAGCTCCCGAGGCAGAAAAAGACATGGAATATTGACCAGAAAGCTGGCCAGAACTTACAACTGCAGGGGCGTGAGTGTTGGCATTCGCACCAGATCCACCATTAGAAGCAGAAAAGGCAGCATTCCCCGTTCCCACAGAAGTGGGTAGATTTGTAGAACTAAGAGAGGAATGGGCCAAAGTCCATCCACTGACGTTGTCGTCTTCGAAAGTATTTCCGATAGCCAAATAGTTTCTACCCAAAACTGGTAAGTTCAACAACTGCCAGTTCCCAGCTTGATAATCGGCTTCAAAACTTACTGAGGAAGAAGTGAACGAAGAAGTTAGAGCGATCCAAACATCTTTGTTATAGGTGACACAATTTCCGATAACGTACGGGAAACTTGCAGCCCAAGGATTTAATCCCCCGCTACTTCCTGAACCACCAGTCAGCAACCAGGCCCCATTTCCGCTATCAGCAGCAGTATCATACGTAAAGATGAAGGTACTGCCCACTGGCATTGTTACGTTTGCCCCGGTTCCAGTTAAAATGTTGGTCGGACCAGTAGGAGAATGGTTATTTACGATGGTAGCAAGATTAGAACTTTGATTTGAAATAGTGATCGTTTGTCCATTGGTACCGGTAGGAATGCCGCTAAAAGTTGTTCCAGATGCAACAGTAGTCAAACGAACAAAGTTGTAGTTCTGGTCCCCAGAAGTTAGGGTCTGATTGGTTCCGCTATAGGAAGTAGCATCAGTAAAGGCATTGATAATAGTGGAAGCAAGAGCTACCCAAACGCCATTAGTGGTCGTGTTACTTTCCAGTTTTACTATGATAGATGCGCTAGGTTTTACGGTAAAAAGAGTGGTACCGCCATTATTGTTGATAGTCAAAATTCCAGTTGAAGTATTGTAGAATTCAAACTTTGCCCCACCTGGATTGCCGGAAGGGGCAGTTGGAAGAGAAAAGGTTGTAGCGTCTGGCAACTGAAATATTTGGGTTGTTGATCCCGTTAGAATCTCAATCTGCGGAGAAAAGTTAGTAAGGGTTGTGGTACCTGCTGCTGCGGTAATAGTTGTAATTCTCTCGATCAGACCGCCATATTGAAAAGTTGCCATTTTATTCTCCTAAACCTTTATATATCATAAAGATTGCCGGTTTATCTTTTAACGCTAAATTGCTTACTTTACTAAATAAATTCACATACTTATGGTTGATAACTTGCCAACTGCCACGAAAGTTTGTAATTGGAGGTGTCTAGTGGCATATTCCAGTCAACTGTAAAAAAGGAAGAGCTTTTGTTCCTAATCAAAATAGGTTGAAATTGTGGGTTGCTATCTGTACTATTTGTGAATTCTGCCAAAACCACATAATCTCCTGTGGCTAGAGGGGTAGGCAGAGAAATGGTAAGCGTTGTCGCTCCACTTCCTATAGGATACTCCCCTATTTGAGATATAGCTGCGCTTACCACATAATCTATCGCGTAATCTCCGGTATTTGTAGGATAGTTCCAGGTAGCCGTAAAGCTACTAGTAAGATGTCCAGAGGTCTTAGCGGTTATGGTAATAGGCTGGTATTCCACTCCGCTGAAAGGATCTAAAAGATTCGTGAATTGGGCCAATACTACAAAACTATTACTGATTTGGTCCACCGATAGTGGCACTGTCACGGAAGTAGCACCTAGGCCAACTGGGAAAGTACCGGCTACCCTAGCTGGGGTAACTGAAGTCCCGCTTGAGCTACCACCACCGACCAATTGTGTTATGTTACTTTGAGTTAGACCTGAGACCGTTCCAGCATTGTTGAATACGGTTATGTATGCAAATGGAAGAGTATTTGCCGTTGGGAGAGGTAGTTCAGAAGTTTCATTAACTGCAGCTGCGAGAGAGCCAGCCGAAAAAGAAGGCCCGACAGATATTCCCACGTTAGAGGAAGTATCCAACCACAGTAAAACCTGCTGATATTGGCCACTAGTAACTGACAGGGCTACGCTAGCACCAGTAGAAGTGGTAACATTTCCAGTAGGTGAAGTTGGTATTGTTGCAGTTGCTGACGATAAAAAAGGTACCGTATTATTAATGTAAGAGATGCTTCTCTGGATATTTGAATCTGGATTAGAAGGTAGACTCGTGGCTATAAGAACTTCGTGACCCAGGTTGATAAAGGGGACCACATTTAGAGGTGGCTCTAATTGAAAATTAATAGAAGTAAGAACTTCTTGAAGAGTCAAACCTGCAGTCGCGGCTATTTCTGAGAGAAGACCTCTTAATACTATTTGGCGACTATCGATTGGTTTAAATGCCATATATTACCCTATTAATTATTCAGTATTGCTGTCCAAGACAAGACATAATTTGCCGTATCCGTTGGCATATTCCATTTCAAAGTAAATCCAGTAGTAGCCTGAGCTGTTACGTCGATAGGTTGGAATTGCGGATTCGTATCCGTGGTATTTAAGAAATTGGCAGTCACAGAATAGGCGGTACTAGCGTATGCCGTACTGAGCGTGATAGCCTTACTGGTTGCACCACTCGTCAAAGTCGTTTTACCACTAAATATCCCTAACATCGTTAGAACTTGAGCAGCAGTTAGATCTGCAGCATTAGCCGTACTACCAGTATTGTTACCTTTGATAGTATCAGCCGGCATTTGAGCCAAGTTAGTATTGGTAATGACGTTGGTTCCAGATACACTTGCAGCAGTCCCAGACGTATTCGCCGCGTTATTCGGAATGTCCCCCGAAGCTAAAGCTCCCCATGCTGGAGCGGCAGATACCGATCCCGTTCCAGTTTGAGTTAGGAATTGTTTTGTGGCCGTGGTATTACCTGCAAGTCTGGCTGGTGCTGGAGTTGCATTTTCATATATAATATCACCCAATGTGGTCATTGGGTTAGTGAACGGAGTAGACCAAGTCATGGCCGTTGAACCGCCAGCCTGGGATGTTAGGACTTGGCCAGCACTACCAACGGTTGTTGGGAGATTGAAATTGTATGCGGAAGTTGCACCACCGTTTTGTACGGTGATGGATGCTCCACCTACTCCTGTAACAGCGAAACTAAGTTGACCTGTTTGGACAGCATTGATACCTAAAGTAGGAGTTGCTGTAAACGAAGGATCTGAACTAGTTCCTTGACCAGCAAGAAGTGTTCCAGCAGCAGCCGCAGCCAGTTGAGTAATGGCAGAGGTTCCAGCACCAATCAGGACACCGTGATTTGTCAGTGTCGTTTGGCCAGTACCGCCATGATTCACAGCGATGGTGGTAGCATTCCACGTACCAGTTGTGATAGTTCCAACGGACACCAGAGCCGAAGCCGTAGTTAGCCCACTAAGAGTGGTAAGGGTGGAATTAGTAGTCGCTACTAGTGAAGTTACCCCAGTATTCGAGATGGTCACGTCTCCAGTTACAGCAGTTGCTGTAGCAACATTTGATCCATTACCGAGCAAGATATCCGCACTTGGAAGAGATGCTAATTTGGAGAAAGCAATTGCTGCAGAGCCAGATACCTGAGTATTTGTAATTCCACCAGCCTTGACTTCTAGCTGATCACTGCCATTGATATCTATAGTAGAATTATCAACATTAACTGAAATTTTTGTACCACTTCCACCTGAAATAGCGCCGGTAGTGGAGAATGCAGTGGAAGCGATTTGTGTTTCAGTAATTCCCGCATTTTTAACGGAGAAAACTCCACTTACTAATTGAAGTGTTATTCCATCTGCCGAGTATGCTCCTGCTGAAGAAAACTGGACCCAAGTGATAGCAGTCGTGCCAAGTGTCCCGCCTGGTTGGGAAGTGCAGACAAAACCTAAATCGGCATTGACAGTACCTTCTTGTACAAATACAGCAGCCGCTGGGACTTCAGCCCAAGTATTCATATCTGAAGAACGTGCCCACGCTCCAGAAGCGGAAACGTATATCCCGTTATTTGCTGCTGTGGACTGATTTTTAACTAAAACACGAGAAGAGCTTGTGGTGAACCCATCAATTGTTTGCTCACCGGACAGGGTAATGTTAGCCGTAGTAGCTACCAAAACTGCATTTTTCCAAGAAGTAGCGTTGATAAAATTGTCAACATAGCTTTTGTTGACCAAATCATTTGGATTAACAGGAGTGCTACTATTTGTAGGTGTAAATCCGCCAAGATTGATAGCGCCAGACATCGTTCCACCAGCAAGAGGTAGATATATAGCCGACAAGCTTGGAATGTCTGCGGAAACGAGAGACCTAAAGGTAGGCTGAGCTGCCGATCCAGTAGATGGCCCCGCAAACACAGTATTGGCAGTTTGAGTACTAAGGGTAAAAGTTAAAGTTCCGGAACTAGTTACCGGACTTCCAGAAATAGAATAAATGGGTGTTGAACTTCCGTCCGAGAGGGCGACAGAAGTAACGGTACCACTAGTGGCAGGACTTGCCCAAGATGGGATTCCGCCAGACACTGTAAGTATTTGTCCTGTGGAACCAATGCCCAACTTGGACAACACGTTGGTCGCGCTAGCGTACAAAGTGTCACCAGTTGTGTACGAACTTAGTCCGGTACCACCATGTGTTGGTCCTATTGCAGTTCCATTCCACACACCGGTCGTAATGGTTCCGATAGACGCAAGACTAGAAGCTGTGGTAAGAGCAGACAGACTAGTGAGAGTTCCGTTAGAAGTAGCCACTAAACTGGTAGCTAATGACCCAGCAGTAGTCGTTACGTCACCAGTTAATGTTGGGAATTGACCTGCTTGCAAAGTTCCAGATGCTTGTGTTGTAAGAGAAACTGTGCCAGAAAGTTGAGAAGTTGGCAGACTCAAAGAAGAAAGGGTGGTTAGCGTGGAATTGGAGGTAGCTGTGATATTAGCAGCATTCCCAGAAATATTTCCAGATACTTGCGATCCAGGCAAAGAAAGGCTTGAAAGAGTAGTAAGGGTACTGTTACTAGTAGCAGTGATATTGGCAGCTGTACCCGTTGTATTTTGATTTAACGTAGGAATATCAGCTACAACAATAGTTCTAAATGTAGGTGCTCCTGATGATCCATTAGGTGCAGCCAAAAACGTATTTGCGGCTTGATTTTGAAAACTAGAAAGAGTTAGGTTACCAGTGCTAGTAATCGGAGTATTTGTAACATTAAACAATCCAGTAGAATCAACTAACCCAACTGAAGTGACCCCAGTACTTGGAATCGAATAGTAACCTAACGTTCCCGAACCGTTCGTACCATAATATTTCGTATTACCTGGGGTTGCGGAATCGTTAACTAAAGTTACCGTTCCACCAGTATTTACTAAAGAATCTGAGAAGACTAATGCCGAACCGCCTGCTTGCCAGGTAGGAAGGGCTCCGGGACCGTTTGAAGTGAGAACATATCCGCTAGTACCTAAACCTGAAACCTGCTGTAGGGCGCCTGTAGAAGTCAACCCACCTGCTAGTACCGCGTAAGGTGTAAAAGAAGTGTTTCCAGTACCGCCTTCAGAAACTGAAGCTGGATTTGGACCAGCGCCACTTGGGACGTTCCCAACACCCATCATTTGGCCATCGATCCAAATTTGAGTAGTGCTCATCACTATACCAATTTTTAGATCGGATTCGTTAGTACCAGTTGGGGCAGTCGTACTAAAAGCTCCTGCGGAAGTCAGCCAAACTGGCTTGCCGATATCGCCTGTGGCAAAATCAGTATCACTGGAGCCTAGAGTGTAAGAACCGAATGAGTAAACCGTTATGCCTTGTCCAGCGGATACGCTGGTGGTAGAGAAAGCTATACCAATCGCCCAAAACTCGTCTGCCGTAACAGTATTGTAATCGGCTTTGTAAACTTCATCTGTTGATTCTGAGAGAGAGTTCATTCCCCATCGAACAATGTAAGAAGTATCTGCCGTGAAAGATTCACCAGCAATAAAAGTATTTGATATTGCAGAAGAAGTGGCCACTGAAGACCAACTTAAGTTCCCAGAGCCATCGTTTTTAAGAAATGTCCCGGCTGTTCCCTGGGCATTTGGCCAGAACACAGCATAGCTGGTAGTAGTGGCGGAAGCAAATTGGGTAAGATTTCCAGAAGTAGCTCCGTCAACTTGTAATCCCAACACACTTAGGGTGTTGAGAGATAGATCTACAGTTCTAGGGGCACCGTTTTGGAGTTGTAGAAATTTCGAATAAACACTCATGTTATCTTCCTCTTAACTGCATTAATCTTTTTTGAGAAATTCGTCATCTATCAACCCTAGTTAAAGATTGCCGTTTTCGAGGCGTTCAAAGGGTTTATATCATAATAAAAAGGGTTGACCACCAATGGCAGTCAACCCCTTAATATCATTAATTAATTGGGGTAAATGTTAATTTATTCCCATAGTTTGAACTTGGACCATGATGTTATTGGCATCTTTAACCATACCAACCTTAACAACAGCCGAAAGAGTTGCTGTAGGAGCGGTAGTGGTACAAGCGCCAGATGCACCCAGATAGAGTGGAAGTCCTGGGGTGAATCCATGCGAAGGTACATTGATATAACCTTCTTCGGTCACAGTGACTGCTCCACCAGCAGAAACTGCACCTGCTGGGTAAGCTAGACCGATAACGTAGAAGTTATCGTTAGTGGTGGTATCGTTATCAGCTTTCCACATATGGCCAGCAGTGCCGCCGCCATCAGTTGTACGTTCATATCTCAAGGCATACAAAGTACTTGCCGACAAAGCCTGATCTGAAATTTCAGAAGTGGCATTTTTAGGAGAAGACAACACTTCGATAGTGCTTCCAGCTCCATTTTGATCGGTAGTAATTCCGTCCGTGACAGCGCCGAGTTTAGCAGCAGTTACGGCAGCATTGTTGATCTTAGAAGTAGTAACAGCATTTGCAGCAATCGTAGTTGCAAAACTACCAGTACCGGAACCAGTTACATCACCAGTCAAGGTGATCGTTTGGTCGCCAGTGTTGGTTCCGCTTGAACTTCCGGAGAAGTTAGAAGCAGAAATTGCACCAGAGAAGTTCGCAGCAGCAGCCGTAATGGTTCCAGTGAGAGTAGGGCTTGCACTGAAAACAACGTTTCCAGTACCAGTCGTACCGGTAACCGTGTTACCTTGGATGGCTGCGATAGTAGCAGCTTCAGATTGCGACTGAGTAGCAGCAGAAGTCGTAACGTCACCAGTTAACTGATTGATAGCGTTAACAGTAACAGCGCCAGTTGCACCGTTTACGGAAACAACGCCGTCAGCAAGAGGGGAACGCTGCCAAATAGTGCCATTGTAGATGACGAAATCGCCAACATAGTAGCTTTGTGAACCGCTACCAAGATTTTGGGTACCAGCGACAGATACGCGATAAACCCAACCAGCAGTTCCGGTGCCGTCAGCAAGAGTTGGAGTGTTGGTAGAAGCATCCCATGCTCCTTTGTACTCCATGACGCTAGAAGGCAATTGGCTAAGAGGAACTTTACCGGAACCATCCAAAGAAGCTACGCCGTTAGCAGAACCAACTTCGGTTTGGGTTACGTAAGTAGCAGACAAATCTGGGATATCTGCAGAAACCAAAGATCTGAATCCTGGTTGAGCAGCAGATCCGCTAGATGGACCAGCAAATACTTTATTTGCAGACTGAGTGTTAAGAGTAAAGGTCAGATTACCAGTGCTGGTAACAGGACTGTTAGAGATGGTGTAGATTGGTGTACTAGAACCATCAGCTAAACCGACAGAAGTTACGGTACCGCTCGTTGCAGGGGCTACCCACGATGCGGTCGACCCATTGGAAGTAAGAACGTACCCAGAAGTACCTATAGCAAGGTTGCCGTAAGTATTGGTACCGGTTCCTAAGATCAATCCACCAGTTGCAGTAGCTGGGGCAAGTGCGTTAAATGCAGCTGCAGCTGAAGTCTGGCCAGTACCGCCGTTTGCTATTGCAATCGTAGTACCATTCCAAGTACCGCTGGTGATTGTCCCAACGGAAGTTAAGCTGGAAGAGAGTACGTTAGATGCCAAAGTAGAGCCAGTGAGAGTTCCAGCAGGAGCAACTACGGCATTACCGCTAGCAGCAGTGATCAATCCCTTAGCATTTACAGTAAAGGTGGGAATGGATGTTGAAGAACCGAAACTGCCCACATTTAGGTTGACAGTCGCCAAAGTAAAGGCAGCGGCTCCCGGACCACTCGCTGTGCCATCTCCGGTCAAGCTAGTGATAGCACTCGTGGAAAGGTTGGCGAGGGCGTTATCGATACCAGCCAATGCGCCCATGACTGTTGGAGCAGTAGGGGTGAAAAAGTTATAAGTAGCCGTATCTCCAATGAGAGAAGACCCTGCATCAACCCCACTAGTAAGAGTGGTTGTTCCTGCAGTTGGGGTTTGTGACCCACTACCGCTAGTCAGGGTGGCCATGTTGTTGGAGTGTGCTAGGTTCCAAGCAGCGATTTGAGCTGCAATCGTAGTCGAACCATTGAACACTAGGGCAATTGAGTTGCCGGCTGCTCCAGGGTTATTTGCCGTAATCGTTACGGAAGTAGACGTTCCAGGAATCGTCCCAGTAAAGGAGCTATAGGCTCCTGTTTGTGAGAGAAGTGTTGTTCCAACTTCGAGAGCTTGGACCTGGAGAGTATTTGCTGACAAGTCAATAGTTCGTGCTACGCCATTGACTAATTCTAAAAACTTACTGTAAGTAGACATGTTGTGTTACCTCTTTTTTTAATTATGTGTTGCTTTAAAGATTATCCCTTGTTTTATAAACCAATACAATTTATTGATATTAAAGGACTATAATTCACCGAAGACTTGCGAGAGTATCTGAAGGTCTTGATTTGATGGATTAACTATGTTTGGGACAATTGTCCCACAAAACACTATAAAATCGCCCATCCCAAAACCTGTGACACCATCATCTGGACGAACATTCTGGAGTGATCCAGATATGCTCATGTAAATAGGATCTCCTAGACTAAAACTATATCCGGTCAAATTTTCTAACCGACCACCCGAAATGACTGGTCCGGTAGCATTCGCGGCAATCCGGACTTGCGCGTAACCAACAAAACTGGCCACAGAAACGTCGCTACTCACATTGGTGGGATAAACAAAGCTACCAGTTATGCTTAATGGGGTTCCTTGCGGAATAGCTGTAGGATTACCATTAGTATAGTTAGTCACAAGTGCTATACTTGATCCATTCGCTTGGCTACCAACAAAATTTGGATTATAGCTCATATTATAAGATTCCCCTCATTAGAAGAGGTACCAACCAGTTCCAGTGCTAATTATTGAGAATGATTCGTATTGAACCATAGTGGATACGGTGCTCAGACCGTCAATCAAGTCTCCGCCGTTACCCTGAATAACCATCGCATTGGCTGAAGAATCGATTTTTTTCATATAAAAAATCCTCCCTGTGTTGCCGCTCGCTGTAGGTAACGTAAATGTCAGAGTTCCAGTTGTCGCATCTGCTGCTAAGAAACAGTCCGTGGTTAAAACAGAGTATGAACTGGTCTTAACAGAAACTGGCACGGGACCGCCAGCTGCATTAAAGCCAGGCGCACCCGTAGGACCGGCGACTCCTGGAGGACCTTGAGGACCGGGAGTGCCTCCGCCACCAGCTCCACCGCCACCACCACTTAATCTAAGTTCAAGCTCATCGCCCACCACAAGACCGTAATGGATCTGAATTTCGTTACTTGGAGCATCTAATGTGCCGACTTCGGTATAGGCGCCGCTCTCTAAGTCTAGGAACTGGCCATTTAAGAAAACTTGTAGAGTTCCTTTTCCTACCGTGTAATACTGGACTGCATTGGATTCTCTAGTATTGTTCGGAAGGAAAATATTCGTGCCAGGGGTAACTGGACCAGTTATAGATGTTGGGGGAGTAGCTCCTGAAGCAACGATCTCTACTACTTCGTCATAAGTAGGATTATCTAGCGATTCTATAATGCTTGATATTTCTTGATCTAACTTTTTAATAGCTAGAGTTAGATTATCACCATCTTGAATGATGAAGTTTCCAACACCAGTTCCGGATGTGGAAACAAAAATTGCAAACGGAGGGCCAATATTAAAATCGGCTGGAGAAAACGTAGTACCAGCAGAGTTGTTGGTAATAGTAACTGCGTTAGCAATGTTAGTTGCAGTGAAATCTTTGAAAAAAGTTCCATTTAAAGCTGTGACCAACGCGGCAGCGGTTTGAGTAGATGTTTGCCCAGTAGCTACATCCCACTCAATTCCAGTGGCGTTGGCAACTGGCATTGGATTTATGCCGGTTCCATCTTTGTTAACCCAAACGTAATACTCTCTGCCGCCAGCAGAATAAATTAAGAAATACTGATCAGATGTCAATGTACTAGCATCGCCAGTTGTAACGTCGGTAACTTGTTTTGAGACCGTAGGACCGTTACCTTCATATATATTGTAGGCAGATACGTAAAAAGGAGTAGTGGAAGACTCAATTTGGCTACCAACGTAGGTCAAGACATTTTGGAGCTGTGGACCAGAAATTTCTTCGGAATCACCTTGTTGAAGATCAGTTCCTAGCCATTTAACATAAACTCTAGGAATTGCTCCGCCATCATCTTCTCGAACAAATAGCCAGAAGGTGCTTGGGCTGATTGGTACCGCACCGCGACCTGCAAGTTGAATATCTCTCAAGCCACCCGTAACGCCTGGCAAAGTATATGAGCCGTAGGCGTACAAAGAGGGAGCACCTGAAGAGCTTGTACTAGATCCTGTAAATACTTGAGTTAAAGTTACTTGAGAAGAAGAGTTAATGGTTTGAATCTGGTAATATCCAGCATGAGTGCTAGAAGCCAGACGAATCCAATCACCAAATCCATTTGCTGTGACGCTATAAAGTCCAGAAGTCCAAGCAACATTTCCAACCGAAGTTACGACAGCGCTTGAGTTGGTCCAAATCAGATTTGGCGCAACGGGAACATCTCTGGTAAGTTCTATGTAGGCTACTTCATTATCACTTAAAGTGACAGTAGTACCAGAAGGATTGGTTGCGATTTGATAACTTAAATTTGCACCAATTATCTTCAGATTTATTGGACTAGACCAGTTTATGAGGCCGGCTGTAGTAGCGCTATGAGTGATGGCACCAGTTCCAGTCATTACAGTTGCTGTAGCATCTTCTCTAAGAAGAGGAACCGACCCAACGTTACTGGATGTGAATGAGTACCAATAAGGGCCACCATTAAGGCCCAGCAATTGGGTCATTACGGCGTCCATCCAATCCTTGAGATCTGTTATGCCTTTATCGCCACCAAAAAATGGATTGCTGGAATTGGAAGTAGTGGTAGTGTTATTTTCGGTCTGACCTTCAGGCCATGGAAACGTGTGGAATGGGTTTGGACTTGCTCCACCAGTTCCTAAGCGTAATAGAAGTGGTCTTGAATCAGTAATAGAAACGACGTTATTGCTAGAATCTGTTTGGATTATAGCCAAAGGCAAAACATTTGTTGCCCAAAGGGTGGCCGTGATCACGAACTTGTAGTTCATGGTTATGGCCGCTGGAGCTATACCCTCGTCTTCTTCGTCACTGGTGGGGTCCCAAAAATAACGCTGAGTATCGGTCGTAGCATCTTGAAAACGGTAATAGTCTATCCCAACATAGTTGTTGGCATTAGGGACAAAAGACCCAATCACGTTGGCGACTGTGGCAGCATTCAGGGTGACATTAGGAGTACCAGTTGGGACTAGAAAGAAAGTACCTGATTGAGAAGCGGTGGTATGTAGTAGTGAGCTATTGGCAACGATGACCTGCAAATTAGAGGCGGCGCCCGTAATAGGGGCAGCAGACATGTTTATAGCGAAACCATTGATAATATAGGGGGTATCTGGTCCAGATATGAGAGCCTCTGCGACTAGATCAAAGTCTGCAGACGCAGCGCTTTCGATCGCACGCATGTCCGAGACTTCTTCTCGCATTTGAGAAAGCTGATTAACTCTCCTAATAATAGCCATTATTTCACCAACTTATGTAAGTTTATTAGAAAAGACATACTAGCCCTCTAGGATACACTCTAAGGTAAAGATTCCTATTTGTTTTATATCACTTGACTTCCAATCTTTACCTATGATAGAGTCAAGACATGAGGTATTCCACAGTGGGGAAATCCAAGGACCGTACTGGTGAAATTAGTAGGGAACAGAGATTTGTTAAGGAAAATCAAGCACTTAAGCGTGAAAATAGTCGCCTTCGTAAACTATTAGCTCGCATAGATCTAGATCGTTATGATCAAGTACGTGAAATCATAGAAGAACATTATTCCGAAAGGAAAAATGAGGGACAAGAGATTCTTGATAAAATGAAAGAAGAGTGGCGTTGCCACCAGTGTAGAACCGGTTTGTTGGAGATTTTTCTATTTAATAAAATAAATGAAACCTATTATTATCGTAAATGTAATGGTTGCACAAATCGTACCAAAAGCAAGAAATACACTCCGAGTGTTCGTGGGATCATAAAGAAAGAAGAAAGTAAATAATGGAATTTGTAGAAGGCCAAGTTGTTATTTGTGGAACAGGACAATGTGGAACTATAGCCCAAAAATCGGGCAAAGAGATCTGGATATTATTGAGAAACGGAGACCTTTTTGTAGGTCAGGACTACCAAATCAGGGTTCCTCAATCCCAAGAAGATCTAGATTCCTGCCCTTTAAACGTAGATCGTGTTGAGACCAAAAGAGAAACTAGGGAGCGTTAAGTCACCCACCACTTCGAATACGGATTTTGGTCCAATCCTTTAGGATTGTAGTAGATCGCAGCCACATCGTTCATCTTATTGGGGTAATCCTTAGCCAGTCTGCGAAGCCATATCAAAGAAGCTAACAAACACATAAAGCTAGTTTTCTTAGTGTTGTTTTGCAAATGCCATGCTAAACGTCTAGAATCGGTATCTCCAGTAGGAGTTCCTATGCAAGAAATGGCAATAGAACCTGCAGCTACAAAGTAAACTGGAAAAGACAGGATTCTAATCAACCAGTGAAAAGGATTTAGCAATGATGGGAAAGCTGCAGATACCATAGCAGCCACCAACTGCGGCTGTCTAACAAGAAAACTTTGCAAAGTCTTCGTTCCAGGATTCACATTATTCAAAAAACCTAGGTATTTTATGCAAGCCCAAAATAGTGTTCTGGGGATATCGGTATTTTTTAATTCAATGCAACCATTAAGTACCGCTAAAATATTATCTGGACCGTCTTGACCGTCATTTTGACCTACAGGAACACGATTGAGCAAACCTTCAGGCCCAATACACCTATCTATCATATGTTCAAAGCTAAGTTCGTCTGATACAGTAAGTTGACCATTTTTCTTAAGAATAATATACATCTCAGAGGTATACATTGTACCATTATCTGACCCACTTTGATTTGATGCCCAAGATCCGGGCTGGGGCGAATTTAGTCCATTACCGTCAATATAGCTCTTAAAATCATCTATAATATCCATATCTGTAAAGATTGCGCTTTTTTGTTGACTTTTTGCTAGAAGCTTGGTAGTCTGGTTATAGGAGGATACATATGACCTATTTATCCATTATGGCAGCGGCAGCAAAGGCAGCTCATGTATCAACAACACTACTTTATGCAATTTGTGCACACGAATCCAAAGATTTTTCATTAGATTTCGCAGAATACGACAATGGTAGCCCATCGTATGGGGTGTGCCAAGTTAAAGAAGACACAGCTAGATTTTTAGGTTTTAAAGGAAAATCTATGGAACTTAGAAATCCTATGATTGGAGCAAAGTACGCCGCTCTATATTTAAAATATCAACTAGATCGTTATAGCGGAAATGTATATAAAGCAGTTGCGGCCTATAACGCAGGTTCGTTTATTGAAAGCAAGAAACGTCCTGGTTTTGCTGCGAATCATAAATACATCAATCTCGTAAAACAAAAGCTTGACAAACGTCTGCAACACGTACTAGATAGTAACAACACGAATTATTTTATTGACAAAATGGAGTTAAGCTATGAAAGTCGTTAAATTAACTAAAAAAATGCTTGCTATGTATCCGGACGATCTGCTAGTTAAACTAGGAGCAGTTAATAATAGCAAAACAGTCGTGTATCCGTGTCATGTTTATTTTTCTGAGAAGGACTATGAAACTTTGAAAAATTCTTTAAAGAAAAAAATAAAAAAGGAAATGGTTTGGGCTACTGAAAAACATATCAAGACCGTTGTAGAATTTGAGCTACTTAATGTTGGTCCAAACGAAGGGTTGAAAAAAGCTATCAAACCTGGATTTGCTATTATAGATGTGGAATCTATTAGAAATGAAAATATGGACAAAGAATTGACTAAATCTCTAGAATATTATAAAAGAGAAAATAGTGAAATTCAATAATTAAGAACGGTCTAGTGCAAAATACGGAACGATGCCCTTAAATGAAAAGTTAAGGCGATAAGTCCCCTTTGTAGGAACGGTATGATCTTCAGAAGTAACCTTGCACTGTGGAATAAATACGATATCTTCTGCCGTGCTACGATCGGTGACTCTTAAACTGACGTAAGGTGCAGCTGACACATCAGTAAAAAGGGGGCGTAGAGTTTTACCTTGAAGGCCACCACTCATCTTTAAACGAAAGCCGCGAATATTTCCGCTAACTGAGATTTTACCACCGGCAATTTCTTGAGGATACGGACTATCGATACCCCAAATCTCTTCCTCCCCATACGATATGGTAAAAGAAACGTCGGCTACTTCTTTATATAAAGCATTATTCCAATAAATGGTGATTAATGCCCCTGTTATCGTTACTGGCGCTGCCATATTAAATCCCTTTACGTACTAAATTGTGGCCAAATCAAATTGTTCCCGGCTACAGGATCTGCGCCGTACAGATAGGCTATTTCCGAATACTGTGTCCCAGCTTTTCCCGTGCCAATATCATTGGGGTACAAAATGGTAAACACAATCGAGATACCAGCTGCGGTTATTTGGCGTATCAAATCTTGTGCATAAACTCTGCCATCAGCTACATTGGTGAGGAAGAACTCGTAATCCGTCCCATTTAGAGCCAGACTAACGGGTGCTTTTTTAGACACTAGTCTTATTTCTTGTCCTGCGGGGTGATCAAATTGCAAGTTATTTACCGGACTTAAAAGTATAGTTGTACTTGAAGGAACTACTATATAGCTAGCGATTTCTTGAGTAGGTCCGCCGTAATCAAATACCACGTAACCAGGGCTATTGGGGAATCCCACGCTATTTTCTACTTGGATGAGATCTCCAGTGGAAGCATTGAAATCTTGCTCAATCGTAGAATGTTCAGCACCAACCGTGAAAGATTGAGTTGTGTCGTAAACATAAGGACCAGGCTGGTTGGGCTCCAGTGAAATATTGGACCCTAAAGGACCGCTAGCCGTTATGCCAGCTATGCCGGTGTAAGAAACTGTGAGCGTATTTGACAAGGCGTTATTTTGGATATAAACAGTGTCAACACCATTTACAACGTTCGTCAATCCAACTAGACCGGTGTTCGTGGCGTTTATAGCTGCTGCCATATTGGCGACCGTTTGTGGTATCGTCGCCCCAATAACAAAGTTCGTTCCAGCAACTAATGTTATAAGCGATGTTACGGCAAATTGATCACCTGAATTAGGTTGAGAGTTGAAACCATACGTTCCACTGGGTGGATCGTGTAGGTGAGCTGATCCAGCTCTTCCCCGTCTAATAACTGTCGTGGTAGCCGGCAAGAATATGTGAATTACGTTGGTAGTAGTTTGATATAGAGCCGCGTAATACCCGTTACTTTGGATAGTTCTCTTGATTGGACTAAAGAATAGGACTGCCGTATTACTTCCTTGAGTCACAATTCCCGTGGTTCCCAAAGGATTGTAGACTTCAAAGTAAGAACTGCCGATCACTCCACCTTGAGAATCTGTCACCGTATAAGTGCCCACATTAGAAGAAGAAGAGAATCCTCCTCCATAAATGTTGACATAATCGTTTGGTATTAATTTGCCTAAGTTTGGATTTGCTCCGCCAGACCAAGTAAATCTAATTTTACCAGCGGATTGTACGCTAAGGGTCCATTGGGTTGAGGCATTTCCACCGGCTGCTGCTGGGGAGGGGAAGATCAGTACGTTTTGGGCGCTACCACCCAATACGGTAACAGAGGATCTGGGTCCTATGGTATTACTTACAAGTTCTACATAATTACCAGAACCATCATTTTTTATTGTGGCCAGCCCAGTTAGATTTTGGCTAGTCAAATAAGCAACGATAGCATCGGCAACCTCGATAGCTTTGGCGCTATTTATATTTGTGAAGCTTGCGGCCTGAAAAGGAATAGTAACCGTTTTACCACCATCAAAATTCACAATTAACGTATCGCCATCCTGGAGATTGTATGGCTCAATCATCGTACAAGAATCGGTTGCCTTACAGAATTCATCTCCAAAAATGATGTCGAGAAGATTATTTATAAGATCCCTAACTTGCTTACGATTCTTGACTTGAAGACCAATTTCTCTGAACACATCGTCACCCAAACCAAGGCTGGGCGGGCGAGTTATTCCGTATTGGGCCAACAAAAGATCGAGATATTGAGCGGAAGCGGTAGTAATGAAAAGGTTTTGATTTACGGCGTAAACTGAATTGACCAAATAACTGGTAGAACTTGCAATAGAATTTAAGACAGCATCAGTATTTTTCCCATGGATGGCAGGATTTAGATAACTGCGAAGTCTTTCATATTCGGACTGTTGTGTTGCTATTGCCATATATATCCCTTTACGTAATCAAAGAGACTGAAATATTCTGGCTTGGGTCCAAAATAAAAGTTTGTTCACTAGGCTGTACTACGATCAAATCGTTGTTCTCATTATAAAGTGGACTAGAAATTGCAACACTTATAACCCCAGGTATCGTAGTGCATACAGCTATTATATTTGATATCGCTATGGATTGCCCAACGGGATTTGAGCTTATCAAAGCAGCCACGTTATTTCTAACTTGTTGTGAAATGGATGAGAATGGAGCCCCAGTTTGAAGTCTCACTTCCAAAGCCAGATTAACTACCAGCGCTAAAGGCTCTCTCACAAACACATCAGTTCCGGCAGCGACTACTCCGGGAAATGTCAAAGGATCTGTAGGATCTCCATATAAAATTCTATTGGCTTCCTGAATGAGTCCAGTATTATACTTATATCCATCCAATCCCTGGCTAACCGTAGTCGGGAAGTTTAGCTTGTCTAGAGAGGTTACTACTACTCCGGCAGCCTGATTTATCTTTTCGTATTGAGCAACTGTATCAAAAAGAATCTCGTTTAAAGCAGGTGATCCAGGTTGTGGCGCTACTAGATAGGTATGCTTGTAACCAGAGTAGGGAACGCCTTCTTCGATATAGAAGGACGATAACAAGCCAGTAAGATTTACCGTGCTGGCAGCTGTTAGGACACCTTTGACAATGATGTTATTTTCATCGATTAGTTGGGTGACCGGATAAGTCCCAGCATTGGAAGTGCCTATGGAACTTGTAAAAGCAGTAAAAGTAATGGTTGCATCTCCGGTACCGCTAGTTTTTGTCAAAGTACCCGTATTCGTTGGAGTTCCAGTACCCGCAGTCACCAACGTATTGGCGCCCGCGATGGTATTAGTTACCACAAAAGTCTGACTATTGTTTGTGTAAGTAGCCCCTTCAGTAGCACTCGCCGTGGTCACCGTGAAAGTGTATTGTTGACCATCAAAAGCCGTGCCAGATATGACCAAATCGTCCCCTACTACAGTATCTTCATATTCATAAAAAGTAAGAGATCCGGAACTCAATACGACTTCTTCTTCTAAAGCGTCGGCATTTTGAATCCAGAAACTATCATTGAACGTTCTTATAACTCTGTAAGATCCCTGATTAGGTCCTGAGAACGGGCCAGCTACTACTACCGTATCACCTTCCATAACACCAGTAGAAGCCTGAAAAGTAACCCCAGCAGTTACCATTTCAGCTCCCGTAGCCACGGCATTAGGGTTGGTTACCTGTAATATATTGGAACTAACCCCAGTTACAATAAAAGTACCGCTGTTAGGAGCTGATGATGGCATATCTATCGTAACCAATTCGCCGATCGATAAGCCGCTAAAAACAGTACTGCCCAGTAAAATAGTGTATTTAGAATCATTAGTTCCAGGAACCAAGGCTACATTAAAAATGTCTCCATTTGTACTATTAAAATTGACTGGAACTGTCAAAAACTGAGGACTACTAGTAGAACCTACATAGCTAAAACAAACTAAATTCCCCTGATTTTCTACCCTGAATGTAAGTCCTGTCAATCCACTAATCACACGGGGCTGTCCAAAGTATCTCTGAGTTGAGTTTATTCCAGACAAAGAAATTTGACTAAATCCAGCAGATGGCGTATTAGGTAGAATTGTTACATCAGTATTGTTGCCAAACAAAGTGTCTTTTTGTTGTGTGTACGTAGCTTGTAACCTAAACCATTGGTCGCTTAGCACATAACCAGAAGGAATGATGGATGCCGATATCGCTGCGTAAGTATTATCTATATTTAAAGCGCCGTTGATAACAGGGAAAGTATATCCATTTGCAGCACCTCCAACAACATCTACGTATCCACCAGAACCGAAGGTATCAGAGGATATTTCTAGTTCGGAATCTCTATTGGCTGTATTGATAAGGCTCGTCGTTGTTATTCCGCTTACGGGAAGAACATTCACAAATTGATATACTTGATCTATGGTAGTAGGCGAGAACATGATAGTTTCGCCATTATTGAAAGCGTATCCCACATCTGTCGGCAAAGAAAGCGGATTCTTCAATACAAACTGAGGTGAGCCGGTATTCACAAACGTTAGTGTAGTTTGAGTATTGTTACCAGTAGCAGCTGGAGAAATAGTAACAGCAGGCCCATTAACACTCACTACTGTTGTGCCGCCTGAAATGCCAGCACCGGATACTGCGGCACCAGGCCTAATTCCATTGGTTGGAGATATGTCAGTTAAAATGTTGCTACCAGTAGAAGTGGTTCCATCGACAACAGTAGTATTATTGATTAAATTGCTATACAAAAGCCAATTCATGCCATCGAGGAGCTGAGCACTTGCGTTAGCCGTGATGATACCTGCTCCCGGTGTTCCTCCAGAACCATCGTCAACAACAGTAGCCGTAATATATGTGGGCAAATTAGTGGTTACATATGCTGCAACTGCTGTAGCCGTAGTGGCGGGTGGGACAGTAATCGTAATATTTACAGTATTTGTTATAGTGACAGAATTGGTAATAGAACTTGCGGCACCATTGAAAATATAGCTGACTATAATTTCTTGACCCGTTGTGCCCCATGGAACGGACCTATACAAGATAGAGCTTTGTTGGGTAGTGCTACTCAAAGTTTTCTTGGCTTGCATCAAAACTCTGTAGTTATTGAAAACAAAATTTGGACCAAAGGAAGTGGCGAAGTTACCGGTTGGTGCGTAATCCTTATCGTAAGCATTGAAATTGTGGGAATTAACCGCATAAGAGGTGTTGGTTAAAGCTCTTCTGTAGAGAGGTACCTGGAACGTATTGTTGACTGGGTTATTGTCAATAATAGCTACCAACGAGTCATTGTTCCCAAATGACAGCGGGTTGGACAAGAAATACCGATCATTAGTTCTGAGTCTTCTTACGTCTGGATCGTAAGTAATAGAAATCGATGTTCCGGCTATGACCGTTTCTTGAACCACTTCATTATCGGGCTGCTCATCATCTATGCCACCGTATGGGTTAAGAAAAGTGACTATTTCGTCTGGTTCTCTGCCAGCAACGCTGATTTGAGACGTAAATGTTGTAAGGGAAGTATCAGGTGGATAGGCAACGGTATCAGATGTGATCTTGCTATGGAAGAAAGCAGGCAAATAAGCACTTGCTGTGTCTTGATGAGCTATGATAGGATAGCTACTAGTGCTAGTTTGAGCTACGGTAAAGCCTAGTTGACCCCCAACATTATCGAAAGTAACTACGGTAACAGAACCGTCCGTATTAAGAGTGTTAGTTCCAATTAATAGGAACTGCTCTGCATAAACGCTGAAGTTCAAAGAATCGGTTTGTAGCTGTAGATATGCCGCAATAGCATCCAAAGTCAGGGTGCCTGCAGGAACATTGAATTTTTGAGGTACATAGGACGTTCTAACTATTACAAAACCAGCCTTGTACAAAACGTTAGTTTGAGGGACCACAGCTGCTGCTTCGGCAGCAGTAACTAGAACGGTCAGAGTATCATTAGTTAGTGTGGTAGTAGAGATAGAATGAACTCTACCTTCCAATCTATTGGGGGCGTCCAACTCCAAGGACCAGACGATCAGGTAGTCTCCGGGATTTACATTTGAAAAAGAATTTGCTATAGATGAGGTGTAACTAACTGTATGCGCACCCGTATTGGCAGTTACGGACAATAGTCCTCCAGGAGAAGCCCCAGAAGGAATAAATGTTACGGGTTCATCTATAGAAAGCCAGATATATCCTTCGGAAGCAAGGGTCACTGAAGAGCCTGCAAAAGAAGAGCTTTCTATGGTACCCTTAGTATTGGTGCTCCCAGCAACGAGATTGTCACCGGCAACCAAAGGGGTGGCTAATTGTATTTGTGCAGTATTTCTGTCAAGTGTATAATCTGCTGCTGCGCCGTGAGAAGACAGGGCTTGGGAACCACCGAACATGCTTTTGGTAACTAAAGTAGAACCGGAACCTATAGTAACTTGGGCTCTATTATTCTTGCCGAGATTGCTCGACAATTCGATTTCTGTGCCTACTACGGTAGCCGTTACGCCTGTAATTTTGTTATTGAAAACTTCTGCCCACGAAGCCAACGAATTGGATGGGCTCACCGTGGTGTATAAACCAGTAGCGATAAAATCGGTATCCAAAATAGTGTAGGTGATCGGTGCAGTTCCGTCCACTGAAACAATCAGGGTATCGCCATTGGCGATGGAATTAGACCACAACCCTTGTGGCTGAGAAAACACAGAGGCCGTATTCCCATCTTCGCTAAGAAGTGTGCTATTTTTGTAAAGTCTTAGTGTCTCATTCAATGTTGTAGGAAATCCTAAGAAATTATTCGCGTCTGTGAGGGTAGAGGGATCTGGAGTTGCGATTTGAATTTCTTCATTTGATTCTGCTATCGCTCTTATGACTACATAGGCTCCACTTCCAGCAGTAGTAGCTTCGTAATTCAAATTAAAATCAGCATTTATAGAGGCACAAATTTCGTATGCCGTAGCAGCACCAGGAGCCTGGAAGTCACTGGTCAAAAATGTATGTTGAGTGGTGACTCCACCAACTGTTACCGCTAGAACATATCCCCCTAGAACGGCAAATGGACTTGCATCTGTTGATTGCAAAAAAGCTTTTGCAACTGGGGCTTGGGTACCGCCTGTAGCCAATTGAAAGTAATCCTCTCCTCCAATAGCGGAATCTATGATGTGCTCGATAGCTACACCTGCCGTCTTAGCTTCATAAGGAAGACTAGATCCCGTATTAATGAATACCGTAGAAGATCCATCTGCATTTGTAATCAGGGAATCTGATGCAATTGTAGCGGATTCTTCTGTAGAACTAGCGCCTATAAGCGAATTTTTAATTGCAGTAGCCGTACCGAGTCCAATTGATGATAAAACTAGTTTAATTTGAGTTCTGAGCTGATCGGCTGTTTCTGGATCTTTTCCGCCGCTAGTCGCAAGTGAATTTGTAACTACGGCGCCGTTAAATGGGGCACTTGAAAAAGTGCTAATAGCAGAAGGAGAGACATTCCCGTTGGCACCTGGAACGAGAGCTGTGATAGGCACGTTATTTACCGTGACTTCACCGTCTAATATTACGCCTTGCTGTGTAACTGAATACTGGGTATCTGGCTGCAAACCATTTGAAGGAGCGATAACTACGGTGTTAACTCCAACAATCCGATTACCTCCCTGCGATAAAATAATGGATTCGTTTACATTATGAAATTTTTGGGTAGGACTTGAAAGATTAAATTGAAAATAGTTACCAATCGGTACGATGGAGGTGTAAGGAAGTGGGCCTTCTGAGTCATTCGTTCCTCTACCAACATAAATACTGCCCGTTGCGGGAAAACCTACATTTGACCCTGCATAAACTATGACAGATCCTTGGTTAACAGCAGCTGCGCCAGGGTAAACTGAGGTTGAAACTTTTAGGAAGGAAGAGTCCGTAACATTTACGAACCCAGTGGCCGGTTGTTCAATGGTGGGAGTTATACCAAACTCAGCTGCTATGGCTTGAAGCGAATTTCCCGTGGCATAATCAATACTTGCATTCAATATGGTCTGAAAAACGTCACCGCTTGAACGACTAACAGCAAGAGCCACGGTTTCCAATAGTGAAAGGGAGGCGGACCCAACTGATACGGAAGGGATTCCGGTCTTACTAGCGAATGTTGCCAGCATTGCTCCCAAAATTGCATCGTATGACTGTGGCTGTGGGAGAGTAGGTGTCGTTGCCATTTAGATATCCTCTTATTTACCTTTATATATCATTACTTTAAGCAGCCAACTGGAATGAAACCGGAAGAGTTCCTTGCATATTTGGCAATGAAACTCCTAACGATATCGTTAGGTTAGGTGGATTAGCTTGAATTTGCAAAGAAGTAACGCTCGCGAACCTCGGATCTTGAGTAACCTGACTATTTATTTGCTTAAATAATTCTTGAACATTAAGATCGCTGATGGAAGTTCCTGGTTGCACGCCAAGACCATACTCTGGGTGTATTAGAAAAGAATTCAGAGTAGTTGTAAATAAAATTCTTAATGCTTGGATAAGATTAGTCAACCCATAACTAATTAAAAAATCACCGTAGCTATTCAATGCCAAATCGCCGTCGTCTGTAAGTAGCAGATCGGTTCCCGACAATCCTGTCAAAGGGTCGGAAGCGGCAACAGAAGGTGGTAAAATATTCAATTGCCCAGGATAAGTCGGGGGGGCCAAATCCGATGGAATGAAAATCTTTTGCTGAGAATTGGTTGTATTAGGAAGATAGGCTTGTACATAAGCCCCATCAGCAGTTACAAAAATACCTAGATTAGGTTCTCCGTTTAATGTTAACAAATAGCCATTGCCATTGGGTAGAGGGGTAATGTTCGTAATATTTCTAGCAACCTGAATCTGAGTAGAACTTTTTAAAATAACAGTTTGCCCCAAATATAGGTTTGCGTTACTGGAAACTATTACCTGTCTACCTATAGCATTGCTGAGCAATGTCAACTGAAAGCCATTTTCATCTATATACGGTTCTTCTAGATTATTCAAAGTCGCAATCTCTAACCATCTAGTCGCATCTCCCAAATAACGGGCCGCTATTTGTTCAATATTTGCATTATAGGGGACTGGAACTATTACCTTAGATGTTGGAATATTGAAAGTTATATTGGATTGATTAGCTAATCCTGCAATAAACTCTAAAGAATTTTGCAATGCCACATCAGTTACTTGAGTAGTGGCCGTTAAAAAATTTATCCCCTGAATAGCTTCATAAAGAACATCAAGAATTAAATACTGATTGATTGTCATGGGCTGAATCAATGTAGGTGGAGGGGTTAGTCCATATGTGCTGTTGTACAGAGCGTTGCCAGCTCCATAGTAGTCGCTCAACTGAACCGTTAATGTCAACAGAACGTTGGCGTTATTTTTAAGTTGAGTAACAGTCAATGACGTATTAGATAAAATCTGATTTAATTTCTTCTGTTGTGCTGCGTTTAAAGCTAACTCATTAACGGGAACTTGATCGAATAAATCAACATTTGAGTTGGGATTATTAGTAACTGAAGTAGCATTGCTAACTTGCTGAGCATTAGCTGCTGTTGGTCCGAGCGCACCACCCGAAACGGCGGTGGTAGAAAGTCCATTATTTCTGTTTGAGCCTGACTTAATAGCTATTGCAGCGGCAGCACCAGCAGCAGTAGTGACGGCTCCTAGAATCGTTGCAGCATTTTGAGCAGTGTAGGCTTGGGTAGCAGAAGCAAAATCTTGCTGAATACTAGACGGCAGATCAGAAGCGGTGGCTATTACACCCAGCGCATCTTTTACAAAGAGAGCTGTTTGTCTTAATACATTGAAAACGCCGTCTACGTCTGATCTAACAGCTCCGATAACCGCTATAGCAGAACTACAAATCAGCCTAGCTTCCATGATACTGGCCAGAACTCTTTGTAAGATACCTGGAGTCACGGTGTACGCTTGAGCTGGAGAAGGTTTTTGCGGAACTTCGTTTAGATTTATTCTTCTCCAAGCCTTGAACTGCATTTGATAAGTAATTTCCATAGGTCTGTTCACGGACTGTTGCCACGTAAACTGCATTGGAGTTACTACGAAGGATTGGTTTTGCTTAGGGATATCAAAAACTAAACGCCAACCATAGTTTTTAGGATCTTTCTTTGCTTCTGCATATTGTTCCAAAAATTGCTGGAGATACATGGCTTGATAATAGCCAGTGCTGCTTCCGCCAAACTGAGATCCCAAATCGGTTGGGCTAATCGTGGATGGTTTACTAACTGGATAGTTATTCGTAAAACTATTCACAGTAGTAACAACTTGACTAATCAATCCTGATGCAGCCTGAATCGTTCCACCTAGTACAGATTGCAGAATCCCTGCGCTACCAGGAGCTTTGGATACGCTTTCTCTGTAGGGCCACACACCCATAGTTCCAGAAGCGCTAATCATCTTAAATTTGATGCCATTATGCTCTTCTACCACTCCTCTTAGGGTGGCGGAAGTGTTTATCGCAAATTGATCAACAATACTCATCTGTTGTGGAGTTATGGGTAAATTAAATACCCAATTATAGCCTAGTGGCTCGAAAATTAACGTGGGAGTTCCTTGCCCAACTGGGGTGACTATTTTAACGGTACTATTTGTACTAAAGTTACCCACCAGCCTATTACCTTGGCTAGTATCGATCACCAATAGTCTGTAGGGGTAAAGCTGATTCCATCTGTTTGGATCTATGTCAACATAAGTATAAAATGGACTATTGACCGGAAATCCACCCGCTGCACTCCAAGGTACTGGGTTAGGACTTTTAACAGTTTGTAAACCGGAAATGATCTGTGCTCCGTTTTTAGCAGCATTAGATAAGCTGTCTACAACGTCTCCATACCCCAAATTTCCAGTGCCATTGTCAAAAATTCCCATTAAAACCCTCATAGCTAAAGATTGCAGTTTAGGGATTATGATATAAATATAGGTAATATGACTAATTTTCTTACCGTAGTGTTTGTTTTTATTGGATTTTTTTGTGGAGCGCACTTGCTCTCCCATCAAAATCGACCTAAAAAAGCTCCAGAATACGTAGGGGTCGCTCCAGCCGCTAAACCATACTATGATGAGTATAAAAGGCTAGCCAAAAATGAGGGCATAACTTTTAAACATGATATAACTATTGGATTTAAAAGGATTAATATGGGAGATGCGATAGGGCTAACCACTTATGGAAGAAACTGGAGAGAAATAGACGTAGACAGTGACTATTGGGAAGATGCAACTGACGAGTCCAAAACCATGGTTCTGTACCACGAACTCACACATGCTTTTTGTGACAGAGGCCACGACTATGGGGACGGCGTGCCGTATCCAGTAAGCGAGGAAGCCAGGAGTGACCAAAAAAAGAAATGCCGGAAGGAAAGCTGCATAACTCCTGGATATTATAAAGATGAGTGCCCTTTATCTCTTCTATATCCCGCTATTTTTGACGATTACTGTTTCTTAATTCATCGCGACGATTATTTAAAAGAAATGTTTCAAAGGTGTATCCCATACTAAAATGCTAACTACAGAACAAATTAAAAATATCACTTACGTTTACAATAAACTCATGGAAACCGAAGACAAAGGTTGGGATACTGTAGACGATCTATTGGAAATAATGGAGTGGCTAAGCGACGACCAGCTTTATAGAGAATGCGAGGTACTATATTCTTATCACAAAAGTAAAAATATGGGCTGTCCTCATATGCATAAGCCAAGCACTGCGTGTTTTGTAGAAAATATACTAGAAGCGGTCGAATCAATCCTGGAACTTTATGAAGAAACTAACAATCTGCACACCAAAAATAGGTACATACTAGACTATTATGTAGTGCTTTGTCAAAATGGGTATATAGTAGAATCACTGAATCCGTAACGAAAAAACCCTAAAAGTAGACAAGCATTTTATCGCGTCTCTCTTTTGTTTATCAGTCCCATTGCTGATGGCGTACAGAATTTTATTCAATATACTATTGTAGTATTTGTTGACCTGACTTTCACTAAATGTAAAATTTCCATCCTTATTGTAAAAGTCATTCCCAAGCTGGATGACAAAAGAATTCCTTTCAATCTTAAGTACTTCTTCTACGGTAAACCCTTTAAATGGACTTTTTTGTTTTATCATAAATTATTGTGCCGATATAGGTATTGGGATAGGGGTTAGTGCAGGTGGGGCCGCTAAACCAATACAAAGAAAGGTGAACGCAAGGGTAGCGTCTCTAATCGATGTAGCAAATTGAAGTGTTTTGTCGCTGGCAGTGGGAACGCTCACTAATCCAGCACTGAGCGCCGCTGTTGCAGCTGGGATTGTGATAATTGTGGCCGCAGCCGTAGGGAGTGTGTTGGAGTCCAAGCTTGCTGATCCTATCCATATAGGGTTCATTACGGTGCCGGGAGTTATAATACTAGCGGTTACAGCAGTGGTCCAATTAGTGACAAAAATTGGTATCCAAGAATTGTCCGGTACTGGTAGCATGGCTAGCATTAAGGGAATCATTACGGCATTATTAAATGTAAATATACCGGGACTTCCTGTGCTTCCTGCCTGTGTTTGATTCATGAATCCAGCTAAAGCTCCAACAAAAGCTGCGGCCCCCGATGCTGGATCAGTTGTTGGGCTTAAAGCTAGTAGTTGACTTTTAAAGTCAGCAGCAGTGGATAACGTCATTCAGTAAATACCTTTGTACTCAATGTATTAGGAGGCATAGGAACTATAGGAGGAGAGCTGGGTCCTAAAACTGTGGCATGTGTATGTGTATTAAAATAGGCCATAAAAGAAGTACCCTTAATCACAGACTCTACCGCGTTAGCACCTAAATCTATTAGAGTCCCGTCTATCACAGTATTGCCGCTGGAAGTGATGCTAGTGTTTCCGGTAGTTGTAATCGTAGTATTGCCTTGTGCAGTGATATTGATATTGCCTTGTACGGTAAGTGTCCAATCCCCAGCAGAAGTTACATTGACTTCTTGATTGGTATTGTCCAGCTTAAACATAATTGCATTATTGGTAATTGTGAAGGTCCCGTCTACATCTATGGCCAGGACGGTGGTTCCATGAGAATCGTCTATTACCTTGCCGTCATTATCGGTAGCGCTATTCCACGTAAGGGCCGTAGAACCATCGCTATTGACTACTATATTGACACCGTTATATTCACCCTCAAGATGAGGATCGGTATCTTTTAATGTAGTATCCCTGTCAGGATGTGGATAGCCACCCAGAATAACAGCTTTGTTAGTAAAACCATCCAAACAAAGGATAAGAACTATAGCGCCGTTCTGATCTGATGTATTTGCTTCACCATTTTTATTATTGTCTTGGATCTGATAACGCAAATTCTTTTCAAAAAAATCAGCTACAGAACCCAGTCCATCTGATGAAAGACAGTTTCTGTAGATAATATTGGTGCAGCTAATATTTTCATTTTGTTCAAAAACTTGTACATCATATTCGGTTGACAAACGAGAGAAATTATTGGGATCACCCACTGCGTAAGACTTCAGGACCACACCCATTCTCATTTGTGTATTTTTATAGGATTTATTAAAAGCAGCCGTTTCGGACTCTACATCTAGTCCCAAAACTCCAAACGGCAAAACTGTTCCATTTTCAAGATGATTGCTCATTTTCAGCTCTCTGGGTCAGTGGGTTGAGGAAAGGGAAAGTTTTTAATTTGGCTAGGATCTATATCAATATTATTGCTTCTATCAAGAACATCCTGCGATTCAGATACCCCAGGCAGTATTTGGTCCAAATTGTTGTAGTCATTTTGTCTGTCTAAGTAGCCACTAGTATTAGTCATTTCAGAGTATTGTGTCACACTGCTAGGACTATCCAAGGCCACTCCTTGGCTTAATTTCAAAGTAGTCTTGAATCTTTTTATACCGCTACTTGGGTCTATGTTACAAGAATGAATGATGCTTTCTATATGAAACACAACGCCTTCAAATTGTAAGTTATCCCCAATGCAGATTGGTTGGGACACGCCAAGCATTTCTATGGTGCCGTTCAATTTGAGCTGACCACCTATGGTGGCATCCCCCATAATTTTGGCCCACGACGGGCTAAGTGGGCCTGTTTGTACATAAGGATCGAACATGTTGCTTACTATTGACGGTCTTAGACCACTTCTGGTTACATCTTCGGAATCAAATGCGTAATTACCAGCACCCACTTCTTGGGCCGGTCCCGATCCCTGTTTGTCATTTATGGCAGCTCTGGAATAATACTGATAAAAATTGATTCTAGCCACCTCGTCTCTTCCAATATCGTAACTATAAACCAAAGCAGAGTCCACTTTCCAGCGTGGGATCGTTAAAAATTGTGTCACAGGTATGGTAACATTTGTTCTAGCTTTAAAATCTTGAGTAGTGAACGGAATTTGTCTAAAAACTACAGTAGGGTAAATCTTATTATCTGTTCCTAATTTATAGCAAGTAAAAATTTCATTAAGCGGTGCATTAGTATATTGATTGAGAATGGACCAAGCTTTTACGGAATTCCAATACTCTGGCATGAAAAATGACAGACCCTGCAGTTGGGTAGGAGTAAAATGAAAGCCAGGACCACTGAAATTAGAGTTGAATTTTGGATTCAAGCCTTGGGCCATTGTCTGGTTACTGCTTCCCGAATACCCCTGAACTCCAAAATTGTAGTTGTAGATATCTTTTGCGGCTTTTGCGTTAGATATTCCCATTAGCTTGCCTACCAAAGCAGGTATTAAAAATTGCGTGTTGGCTGTAGGTAAAAAAGCTTTAAAATCATCACTGTAATTTGTGGTGTTTATTCCATTTCCGATAAAACTGGTGATCAGAAGGGCTACTATATCACGTAATTGAAAATAACCTTTACTATTAGCCAACTGAGCCCAATCAGAAGATAGCTTTCTTATGAAGATACCAAAATTAGACTCTGACCCTGATGCCAGTAGATTTTGATTGAAATAGATGGTATTATTAAATTCTGTAAAACCATAACCATCTATTTTATAGATGACTTGTTTAGTGCCCGATTGCTCGTTAATAGAAATATTTTTACTGACTCTTTGTATCTTGTAAAGACCCTTAAAACCATCATCTGGTCCATTTATTGGAGAACCATTTCTGGCATTTTGGGCTACTCTGCGGGCATCAGACTCCCAGTTTAGGATGTTTACGAATACAAAGTCACCTGGGGCTACAGCGGTCAGATAATTGACATCGGTTTCTTTGAATGTAGCTTCCATAGAAGGAGTCAAAGTGCCTTTATTCATACCTGTTGTTACAGCTATGCAATCACTTTCAATGACTAAAGGATCGTTTTGTTTAACTTCTAGAGCCGAATTGTTATTATTTCTAAAAGTGTCTCTATTCTCAAATCTAATGAAGGTTAGAACCCAAGTAGGACTGCTTTGGTTCACAAATGATTCAGGATCATTAGATGTAGAATCGTTTGAAAAATTAGGATTGATGGCCGAATCAACCACAGCTTGCTGGGAATTAGGCAGTAAGTCTACGGTGTATGCACTTACTCCATTCATTACCATTTACCACCAGATGGCCCAATCATGGGTGAGCTTTTGCCAGCAGATGAAGAATTGGCTTGAGGCTGAGATTTGCCCAGTTTAGCTGCCATGGCATTGTAGTCTTCGGCTTTCATTTTTCCTTCTTTAACGGCTGCTGCGGCGGCGCCCAACGTAAGTATAGATACAGTAAGTTTGTCTACATCTGTGGCTGTTGGAACTAAATTTTTACCGAAAGATTCGAAATTTTGTATAAATTTTAATTGACCTGCCGCTATGGCAGCATTCTCTTGATCCGCCAATTTGGGCGTTTTAGGTTCTTCTGGAGCTAGTGGGCGAGGGAAGAAACCCTTACCTTTTGGAGTAAGAGATGCACCAGCCGCATTCATTTCCTGTGCTTTAGTTATTTCTGGAGCAGCGCCTGTACCGGTAGCCGTATACCACAAACCTGTTTGTCTGGCAGCAGATTCTATTTCGGCAGGAATATCGGCTCCCAAACGTTTAGCCTCAGACATAGAGTTGTATCCGGCTTTTTCTAACCAGGATCTAACTGCCTTGGCATTCTCTTGTGTATGTCCCGTGATATCTGAACCGGCAGCAGTTGTGGAATCCTTCATTCCCATTATATCTTGTGCCGTGACTTGCTTGCCACCGCGCTTATTGAGCTGATACATGGCTTCCTGAACAACTGGATGCTGTTCTGTTAAATCTGCTGGTGATATCTTTTTCAACTGCTCAAATAGCATGGCCCCTTCGTCGCCCATGCCCGCTAGGCGTCTGCCTACAGGATTTCTCAACATCGCAGCTCTTTGCATTACGCTAAAAGGACCACCCTGCTGACTACCGAGTTTTTGATAAGCCTCATAAGCAGTCTTTGCGGCTTCCATACCTGCAGACGTATTTTCTACAAATCCTCTGCCGAATTGCTCGCTAATGCGAGAAACATCTCCTGGGGTTTTAGCACCACTTCTAGATACATATTCACTAGTAGTTTGCGTAAAATCTCTTAATAAGTCAACTAAGTCGCTATCATTCAGACCTATCTTAAAAGCTTCTCCGATAATCTTGGCGGAAGCTTCTTTAGTCTCTTGTGCTCCACCCATAGTCTTACTAATATTGGCCAGCATCTGGGGAGCGTTAGTTAAATTATAATCTTTTTGCAACTGAAGCCCGTAACCCGATTCTCTGCCAACTCTAGCAGATCCACCAGCTCCCATTATAGCTTGCTGCATTTGAGTAACTTGCTCTTCAGTAAATTGAGTAGTTCCCCCATATGACATATTTCTTTGCAGGAAACCACTCTTACCCATAAAACCTTGATCAGAAAGGCCTAACCCTCTTTGAGCACCAAGATTTCTTTGATAATTATGAGCATTATACTCTGCAGCCGCTTTTTTAAGAGGGTCAGCATTCTCTTCGGCTTCTTGCGACCGTTTTACGAACTCGGCTAAATCCTGAGAGGAAAGCTTTTCATAAGATTCCGTATCGCCGAGTGTCTTGGCTCTTTGTTTCGAATCGAGCAATTTCATGCCAATACCGCCAGCGGCTACTCCTAGGCCGCCTGCCACCAATCCTGCTGGAATCCCTACGCCAGTTGCACCTAAAAGTCCCGCAGCTCCCAAGCCGACTGCACCTGCCCCTACCAAAGCATTTCCAGCCCACTGTTGGGCGGTGTCGAAAGTTCTTTGGCCTTGCCAAGCCTTCCTAGCATTAGCCATTGCTGCCGCTCTTTCAGGCATAAAAGCTAAGTGATAAGGATCAGCGGCGGCTTTTAATTGATCGCCAACAAGCGCATTGTTGGAACTCCCCATAGCAGAAGCCGCATCTAATGGAAGCCTACTTATTCCAGCCACAGCAGCCCCAACACCAGTGATTATGGCAGCTATCGCGGCTCCCATTTTAGGTATATCTGCCGCAGAATTTCTAATTTTTTTATTGGATTCTTCATCCATACTAGCAATTCTTGTTGTAATAGCAGCAGCTTTAGCCATTGTCTCCGTTATTTGTTCTTGTATCTTCAGCTTTTTTTCATCGTTGCCCAAAGCCTGCTTCGCTTCGTAACTCATCTCCTTTTCTTTTTGGAGAATCTTGTTTTTTTCATTCAAAAGTTCAGTATACTTGCCCTTAGTTAAATTGAGATCTTTAACCAAATCATCTCTATATTTCTTCTGAGATTGTTCGTATTGCTGTTGAGAAGGGGCTCCAGGCATCGTACCTAGCCCATGCTGTTGCATTTTTTGCGATATTTGCCTAAGTTGGGTCATTTGCTGAGGACCAGAATACATTTGATTCAGCTGTTCCTGCATTTTTTTGATAGTAGCATTGAACTGCTTATCGTCTAGATCAAGTGATATTTTGAGTTTTTTCTCAGCCATTTCAAGACCTTACGTTTAGTAAACAATTAATAAAAATAGGAACATCCTAGGTTAAAGATTCCGACTTTAACCCTAGATATCCCTATTATATCATTAAACTAAATAAGTCTATAAAATCACGTATCTACAAACGAAACCAAATTCTAAGGGGGCCTCCCAGAGCTGCCACAAATCCTATGTAAAGAAAATATAAAGGGGCGAATTCCTGCTGGAACGCGAGCGCAAAGATAAGATAAAAAAAGCCTAAAAAGCTCAATATATAGTATAATGCTCCGAAATAGGCTCTTAAAAAATTCATACACCCTCTTTTAGTCTACTCTCAAGTTTCTTTAATTGACCCCTAAACAGTAAATCCAGAGGAGAGTCATCGTTAGTAATATTTCTTTTCGTTAATTCTATCATGGCCATTATATGAAGAGTTTCATTGGAAGGTTTTGGAGTTAGTTTCTTTTTAGACTTTTTGATTTTCTTTTTAGTCATATCCTACCATTTCATACTTAGTTGCAACGTTAAAAAGTCTCTACCCACATTTTGATCAAATATACCGGCACTTGATGTGTGACTGTAATCCAACCCAATCCCATTTCCGTGCCTATCTCTAACACCAGCGTAAAAATCTGTACTGAATTGTGGAAATCTACCCCCAAGATAGCTGTCTGGGCTGGAGATAATAGTCAACCCAGAACCACTCCTAAGTTCTACTGGATGGAGATCGACTTCCAATCCAATTCCTGATGACGCGTAAAGACTACTACTTCTAGTTGGATCATTGCTTCCGTCTTTCCAGAAACCTATTTTGTTTTGCCAATAAAGTCCATCCCACAAAAAATTTCTTAGTCCAAGTTCTGCCACTTTAGTTTCGGCGAAGAAAGTTGAAGCGCTAGGACCCATTCCTACGCCATAACCAACGAATCCTTCGTCTGATTGGCATATAGTAGAAAACAATAGCAAAAGACATATAAATAACTTCATTTATTACCGACGATTATAGTTATAGTTTGGCAATTCTTCACATTCGTATAAATCGTTACCAATGGCCACGCAATTCTTTGCTTTGATCTTTGTCACACTAGAACAAGCAACTACAAAAAGTAGTGCGATAAAAATAATAACATTTTTCATATTTTTTCCTTTTCTATAACACCGTCTAAAATCCACTGATTGAAAAGCTCTTTTTTAACTCTTCTAGGTTGAGATCGGTGCATCCATTGTCCCGATAATGTGTTGGTTACATATAAATCATTCGTTGCTTTACAAAAGACTTCTGCTTCACAAACATAGTACGTTACAGCGTCCAGTTGTATTCTGAGTCGATAACAATCATTACTGGGGACTGGAGTCAAAACAGATACTCCATTTCTATCTTTTAATGAATGGAGCACTTGTTCAAATCCTCTACCAATCACAAAATGAAGCGGATTTCCGTAATAGATTTCTCCCTTTTTAGGGGGTACAAGCAACAATTTGATCTTATTTATCCACTTAAAAGACATCAAATCACCGTATTGGTGTAGGCATCCACAATAGATTGGCGAAGTTTGTTGAGTGAGCTAAGGTCACCAGCATCAAGCCCTTCGGTGAGCTTATTCAAAGCCCTGGCTACTGCATAGGTTGTAACAGAACCATTATCCTTATTCAGGATAAGACCACCTCCGCGCCCACGCCTCACATTCACAAGTCCTGCAAGACGCAGTTTACGTGTGATCTGTTGAAGAAAATGAAAGGAAACGTTTAGCTTCCTAGAAATCTCTACAACTGTCACTGGATTTTCCTTGTCCTTAAGATAACTTACTGTTTCTACTGCAATTTCCAAATCTCGTCCCAATTTCATACTATTCTCCTTTGTTTAATTACCTATCTCACACTCTACTTGGTCTTTTTCAAGATGTCAAGGGATTTCTTTACATCTGATTCGGTTAGTCCAATAAAAGAATTCGTTTGAACTAGATGATCTAGCACTTTATCCATATCTGCCTTGTTGTCTAGGATAACGAAAGCTTCTGGCTTATGGTCCTTGATCCATCTTTCGATGTGATGCCCTCTGTTGTTTCTTTTTGCTCCATCTGTGGTGTCAACGACTCGTTCTGAATCTACACCCTGTTTTTCCAACATCCCTTTGCAGAATTTCAAACCTCTATGGCGCCAACTAGAGGAAACGACGATCTTAAGATCAGGTTCCTTCTTAAGAAGCCTATTTAGATTCTTTATAGCAGATGGAGAAAACTTGTCTCCGATTCGTAGGACACCGTCAAAATCACAGAAGCATATTTTCATATCGCATCTCCAGGGTAAGTGTCGGGTTTTCCCAAAACCTCAGTGTATTTGTAAAATTGTACCATTCTAGCTATGGTGTTCAAGGTCTCTGGAGACCATCCATCCACTTCACCGATCCAAAAAGCAACCACTATAATTGGAGTGTGAATGGCCGTGGCTATAATAGAAGCTGCTTCTGCAGGTTTTCCGTTCCCTTTTTCCAAATACCACTTTTGAACGAAAGCTCTTCCTACCTTATAATCATCGATATTAACTTTCATGACTTCTTTCCATGCGGTGTTCCTTCGAAATATCCCGCACCAGAAACTCTTACAAATTGTGCCTTTTCTTGGAACTCCTTCAAATTGGTCGCTCCCACATAAGAGAACGCGCTTCTTAGTCCACCCTCAATATTCTGGAGTATGTCCTTAACAGATCCTTTATAAGGTACATAAAAAGCTTCACCTTCAGCAGTACGCCATTGAGCTTCCTTCCCTTGTGCTTCATAGGATTCCTTGGAGGCTGATCCACGGTATTTCTTGAAAGCTGGCAGATCAATCGGGTAGGTTTTATCCAAAACTTGCAGGCCATCAGTCATTCTTACTGGGTACACCGACTTTTCAGGATAATAGAAACCTTTGCTTTTCCAAACTTTCTCTCCAGGACTCTCGTCAGTCCCAGCAAAGAAAGAGCCGCTCATAACCATGTGAGCACCTGCGGCTAGGGCTTTTGCAACATCCCCAGAATTTTTCATTCCTCCGTCAGCGATGACAGAAATATTGGTATCAAAAAGTACTTCAGAAATTTCCAAAATTGCACTCAATTGGGGATATCCGCAGCCAGTCTGAGTGCGTGTAGAACAGGCGCTTCCTGGTCCGATACCAACTTTTATCCCTTCAATCTCATATCCACCGTCTAAATGGTGCATGAAATCTTCCACGCTATCTGCGGTGGCAAAATTACCGACAATAATGGACAAATCTTTTTTAAAAAGTTTTCGAAGCTCTTTAACCTGATTCACCACGCTCATACTCGCTCCATGAGCCACATCAATCACCACAGTATAAGCTCCGGCATGAGATAAAGCTTCAGCTCTTTCAAGCTCCGCATTGCCCAATCCAATCGAAACCATGGGTAATTGAGGTCCCATACGATCACGGGGCTCTACTAGATAGCTGTCCTTGAACATTGTTACATTGTCTTCTATAGAACAGAATCTATGAAGACATCCAATTCCACCGCCCTTTAGCATCGCTCTCGCCATTTCCGGGCCTGTTACAGAATCCATGTTAGCTGAAATGATTGGCAATCTCAAGTAGGGCAATCCATCTGGACTAGAGGTTAAATCCACGTCTTTTCGGCTAGTAATGGTAGAAAATTTAGGTGTAATCAGAACATCGTCAAAAGTCAATAGTTCTTTCATTAAGTAATCCTCATATATCAACATTTACATATTAAATCGAATTTGTCAAGAACTATTTCCAGGGCATGCTCCACTTGAGATTCAAGCTGTAGGAATTGGTAGTTATCCTGTTGCTAGCAGACTCGCAAACTCCAAATGTGGGTAGCCTGAACTCTATACTACGGTCTCTGACTACTTTATAGACATAAGCTACACTACCAATAGCCCCAACGGTTTCTTGCCCCAGATACTTTACAGATGTCTTGGTAGCATAGTTAGTCATGTAGTTTTCAAGTTTTTCATCAGTTTGAAACAACTGAACTTGTTTAGTACTAGCTTCTAAAGCTTTGGAGCACGCATCCATGTGCCCAGGACTCAGATCGGTGCACGCTAAGCTGATGGCCACAGCTACTAAAGACATTAGTCCTCCTGGAATACTTCTTCGTCAAGATCATCCAAATAAAGGGATTCCGAATCTTCAGACCATTCTTTGTACGTATCGCCTTTACTTACAATACGCTCAGATAACTCGAATAGGTGCTGTCTGTTGTCATCATTTTCGTCTTGGATTGTTTCTCCAATAGCTCTAAAAGCCTCTTTATCAGTCATTTTTCCAAGTTGCCACTCCGAGCAAATTTTACACATTCAGTCATTCCCCATATTCCAAGACATACCCTTCATTCTCATATCTTCTGGATCATCTTCTTCACTTTTCGTAAAAGGAGGAGCGCCGGCATAAGTGTCTATTTTCGTTTTAGAAAGATCCTTAACAGACATTTCCTTGTCACCACACACGCTGCACTTAATGCCTTCTAAAGAAGCAGCGCTATAGATGTGCTTTTCAGTTCTATGGCCACAATACTTACAAATAATTTCTACATCCATTAGTTTTCACCATAGACTATGTCGCTAAAAAGGGCAACAATATTAGCGGACAAGGTTCTAACCAAAAGATTGAAAGTTGGGTCTTCCTGAGTTTGTATCTTGATCTCTCTATCAAAATAGGTAGGACATACCTTAACTGCTTTATCGAGTAGGTCTCTTCCTTTATCTTCATCTCCCATAGCATACCAGTCTGCAGCAAGGCAGACGTATCCTTTGGCCATCAAATCACTCGGAAAAGTAACAGCCTTAGATTCAAAATATTCTTCAAGTCCAATGAGTTCTTCAGCTATTTTGAGATGCTCTTCTGGTACATCACCGTGTAGTTTATGCTTCATATGGGAGCTTCTCAAGCTTATAAAAACCACCCTCAGTCTCAAAAGTGATCGTATCGCTAGTGGCATCCAGAACTTTCACAATAGGACTGGTTCGAATGTAATCCGTATAATTCCGACTATTCACTTTAACACCTGGCAGTCCCAATTCCTTGACATTTACGATTTGAAGCGATCCAGTCATAGTATCGCCATCTGAAACATAGAAGTTGTATAGTTTACTTCCTGTTTTGGTCAACTTATAAGTCGCGTCAGCTGGCAAGTTCTTAAATTCTGTAGGTGTTACATCTAGAACTGCTTCGTGAATCTTAATTGTACTCATATTATCCCTTCTCGATTTCCATTTGGTCCATAGCAACAACTTTGCCATTAATATTTGTGACTAGCAAATCTATCCAGTACCCATCCATGGGATCTGGATTCTCCTTCGTGTAAGTTTCTACGAAAGAGAGAGCTTTTTTAAGGTCTTTAAACACTTTTACTTTTTGAATGCTGTTGTCAACATATACGACAATATTCTTACCGCTTGGCTTTATTGTCTTTTTTGCTTTTAGCTTTTTCTTTGCCATCTTTATTTTCCTTCGGTTTGATCAACTTCTTATTTTTGTCGAAAAACTTTAAAGTGAGAGTCTTATCCTCATTTATATCTAAAGAGTAATATACTACTTTGGAAATGTCAATCAGATTTTTGAACTTACTCAGAAGAACTTTTCCGGTGGAGGGTACTTTAATGGTTGTCGCTATTGGTTTTGTCATCCAAATAATCCTCACTTATCCACTTCAAAGCCTTCTTGTTGCCCTCAATACTATAATCAGTGGCAGCCTTAATTACAATACCTTCCCTGACCTTGGTATTAGGGTCGTATACGCTAGGACCTTTGGTTAACCCATAGGCAAGTTCCTTGTTGTACGGACCTTTGTGCAGGACTGGAACGTACTCAAACCCACGTTCTTTAGCAAAGACTTCTACGTCCCCTGGATTAAGCCAGGTTTGCTTGCCATCTGGTTGAAGTACTTTGACATCAAACAGCACAAAATGGTATTCCTTGAGGCTATAGTCGTAATTGGCCTGAATCCCTGGCCCAATAATCTCTCCGTAGACCGTTTCACCTAGTTTAAGTTTACTAAACACGTCAATTGATCTGAACGTTTGTCCCCAAACATCTTCTGAATAGAAATGCTTATTGTCGCGACCTACAGCTTTTTGGACATTATTAGACCCATAACATTGTTCCTGTTTAGGGGCCAGACCAAGGAACTTAACTATCTTACGCCACAGAGTGTTGGTTTGGTAAGGCAGTAAGGATGCCCGTGCATTCGTACCGTGCAATTTGCACTGAATAACGACTTCTTCACCTTCTTTAAACAAATTAGGTAGCCAGCGTATGGAATCAAGCCCGTTATATTTGTGGAATAATGGGTGTTCGTAAGGCTTATTCCTTTGCTTATCTTTACCTATAGTTGTTGAAGGACCCTTAACTGGAGGTTCGTACTTGATAACACCCAAAGCTTCTGCTAAGTTGTCTTCGAAACGAACCTTCTTAAAATCTACCTTATCTCTTACATCAGTAGTGTCCAGCAGCATTCCTTGCGAAGCGAGCCCTCTCAACCGTATCTGACGCACCCTGCTTCCATTTAATTTTACTTTAGATTCTGGGGGGAAGATTCGATCCTCTAGCCATTTCGGGAGCACAGAGTCAATCGGAATTAGAATTACGCTATCTCCCACTTTATATTGGGACTTTCTGACTACAATCTGGAATCCGTACACAACTGCGACCTCAAGTTTTTCCGCGTTATTATGCGGGTTAATTTCCAAAATCTTGGTCAATGGTACTTTAAAATCAGTTTCAGACATATTTGCTCCTATTCAACATTCTAACATCATTTTTACGTGGGCCGGTTTGAGATCCCTCCAGGCATGTCAACCAGCCATGTCCATCAACGGGATTGCGCCACGGGAAGGACTACCTTCCAATTCTTTAGAAATTACCTTCTGCTACTTGAAAAACCGTTAGCCCACGTTGACGTAACATTTTAACTACTTGGTTTCGATCATCTAAACAAAAATAAACATCGAAGCGGGTCAACACTTCAAAATCAAGCATTATTTCCTTCACAATATTATCCGGCCTAGAATCACTTCTAGGCCGCATAAACAAAAGACCATGCGGAGCGCTATTATCTTTTAGCCAATCTTGCGTCTGCTTACGCCAGTTATCCGGTCTACCAGAGCAATATACAACTCCGTGGCTCTTAGAAAAGTTCTTTAGTAGGTCCATTACAGGCCAATTTACTGTGTCGTCTGCCATTCCTTTAAAAAAACCGTTCCAGTCTTTTTTGCATTCTCCTCGAACAAAATGACGTCTATGTTCCACATCGCATAGAGTCCCGTCTAAATCTGACCAAATCACTGGTTCTTTAAAACCCTCAGGCCACACCCTAGTCACGGTGTCCGCTTCCGAATCTTGCACGCGCTCATACTTGGAAAAGAACATGTTTAGAGCATTGCTAGCATCAGCTTCTACTTTAATCGTTTCATGGTCCTTACGGGCTAGACAACGATCAAAGCAGGTCTTAAAAGACTCATGGAGAACGATAATTTCAGTCTGATAGCCCTTTCCTTTGGCTGGATTAAGATAGCGATCTCTCTGGATTTTATTAAAGTTGAGCCTATCGATCACAATATCTTTGCCGTCTTGGATGGCTTGATGGAATAGAACCAGATGTTCTTTTTGTTGGGAATCTTGATTGATGTAGATATAGCCTTCGTTGCGAGCTAGGGCTTTAGCCTTAGAACTCTTACCGCTGCCAGGTGGGCCTACCATTAGGATTAACTTGCTCATACATACCATCCTACCCAAACTTTTATAAAAGTCAACCTCTTTTTACGATATCTGAATAAACTTCATAAATAAAGTTGTCGGCCCATTCCTTGTCTGGTGTGTCGCGGAGGGTAGATTTTAGCTGAGTTTCTTTAAGTAGTTCTAGACCGTTCTCAATGATTTCTGCAGTTTCTTTATATGGAATCTGTCCCAATTTAACCTTGAGCAAAAGTTCTCTATCTGGTCTAGGGAACGTAATATGTCCTGTCTGGAGTAGTTCCAAAGCTTCACTATTTACACGAATGGCATGACTACACGCTTTTTGATCCACGCCCTGGTTGTTCTCAGCGAGTAGCGCTCTCTTGCCGTATTCATCAAATTTACGTTGAATTTGTGATTTCACATACTTCACGCTAGCATGATAGGGATACTTTTTATCACATACCTCTAGATGAGGCTCTAGAGTTCCATTAGGTGCTTTACATTGTGTTACCTTTATGTACTCATTCTGGCAAGTTTTAATAAAGTTATCTACGTCAGTTGCGCCTAATTCCATATATTCTGGGAGATCTTTTAGCCATTCTAGGGTGGCTCTAAGTGCATGAATTCTAAAGCCTTTTAGCCCATATTTTTGAGCTTGAGTTTTCGCGTAACCGATGAAAGCACAAACGTTTCTAGTCAGAAGCTTTTCTCTATTTTCATAGATAGGAGAAATTATGAAAGAATTGGCTCCTATGGAGCTATATTTAGAAGCTCTAAATTCTGGAGAAAACAAAACATCCAGGGCTACGGTTTGGCCTTCCATTAATAATTCTAAAAAACGATCTAAGCTAAAGATCTCAATATCAATGTCGTCTTTCGTATTACGCTCACAATCAGCTTTTGGTCGAGTTTTTTGAATGGTCTTCTTATAGTTTCCTAATACGATTTCTCTTGGACTTGGAAGGTATATAGCTTTGTAGTCCAAATCGGATTCTGGGGTATCTGTCCCGTAAAGATGACTGCCGAACTTAATGCGTAATATTTCATTCATATCCCACAAACCCCGTTAACACAACTATTTTCCATTTCCTCAAACACCTTGCCTTCATCTTGAAGAGCTTCTTCCAGAGTAACTCGTGTCAATGGCTGTCCACCACGGCATCCATCTGGATAAACGGTGAATCCCCTAAGACGCTTAGCGTACTTCAGAAGAACATTAGCATTCTTCTCATAGTTATCTTCATTATTAGTCTCAGATCCCCATGACGGCATGTTACAAGTACTAGAAATAGACATATCCACATAGTTTTGAACATCGGCCTGGAACTTAACCCGTTGCTTAAATGTCAAGTCGTAAGAATCCTTGATATTTTCAAGTTTGACACCTTGTTCTAGGAGCCTCTTGACAGATCCGTCCACTACATATTGATACATCCACTTGTTGTCCTTGAAGTAACGCCTCTTATAAGCCTTACAGAAGAGTGGTTCAATCCCTGTAGTAGATTCTGCAATGATCCCGATGGTTCCTGTTGGAGCGATTGCACGAACCCCCTTTGGCACAGATACTCCCAATTGCTTAGCTCCAATGAAGGCTGCGGAGTCTGATTCTTGTTCATAAATAGACAGCCACTTGTGGAGTTCTGGGCTTACTTCATATCCCAAACCTCTGGCCATGAGCCATTCATGGATTCCACCTAGACCCAATCCAATGCGGTTGTTCTTAACGCCCACTTCCTTAATCTTGGCTGTAGGAACGTCACTGTAGATACCACCACAAAGCAAGAACAAGGTAGCGTACTTAACGGTTTCTGCAAGATCCTTCTTATCCTTAATCCTATTAATCCAAACTGTTCCTAGATTACACTTATCAGAATCATCTTCGCTCGTCACTTCCGTACATGCATTTCTCAATGATTCCGCATCCTTACGGAAGTTAAAGCTCATGCCTGGTTCAGCAGAAGAAAATGCTTGCTTACAATTTTCCAACCAAACCTTCTTGGCCAGTTGGTGCTTGTCGTGGTTCTCGTTCTCTATAGCAATGAAGAATTCCGTATCATAGACCACAGAAATATTGGTGAGTTCCATTGGGAGTGGGAACGTTAGGTCTGATAGTTTAGCCTGCTTAAGGAAATCCGTGTAGTCCTTGAGGTGGATAAATTTAAAAACATCCTTATGTGACCAATTGAGTCCAGCCCAGATTGCAGATCTACGTTGTCCTCCCTGCATAATATAGCGCCCAGACTCGTTAACCATTTTCATCAAGGCAATCGGTCCTGTAGAAGTCCCACCTGTTCGAGCGATCTTTTCGCCTTCGCCACGCAACTTAGAGTATTCTACTCCAATACCACCACCAGTCATCAACGCTGCAGTAACCTTGTGTTGAACTTCAGCCCAGGACTCTCTGGAATCTTCTGCTCTGAATAGAAAGCAATTATTAACTTGATGGAACTCTCTTCCGGCAGCGTACAGGTAGCGTCCACCTGGAATGAATTTACGATCTAGGATGATATTGTAGATCTTTTCTTTAGTCTTGGCATCAAGTAACTGAGAACAAACTGCTTCAGTTACTCGTTTGGCTGTATCAGCCCATGTTTCAACTCCGTCTTTGGAGTATTTTTGCAGATAAATGTCTTGTGAAAACTTAGACGAAAAAACATCGAACGAACTCTTCATTTACGGTGTCCTCTATTATTCTTGTGGTTCAAGTATCTTGTTAATTTCTTCTACCAGCTTAGCATTTCCCTTACGAAAGTCAAGCCTAATTTGCAGTACAAACATGATTCCGTTTAGGAAGCTTGAAACAGTAACAAAGGCTTCGGAATTCAAATATTTAAAATTTAAATATCCAATTAAAATCGTGGCGGCTACTAGTAAACTAAAATTCTTGAATGCTATCCAGGCTCCATTCCAAATGGCCCAACGGCTCAGCCTTTTCAATTTGGTCTTCTGCTCATCGGTAATATCTAGATCATCGATATTAAATCCCATCAGTCCCACCATTTTCTTGCGTGCGCTTTAAGTATATGTGCCAGCTTATCAACGTCGTTCAAATAATCCTGATCAGCTTTTTTATACATCTCCTGACGCTCTTCCATTTCTTGATTCTTGACTTCTTCGGTTGCATTTAGGGTACCGGAACGCCAAGATTCCCATTTAAAGAGAGTGGGCTCTCCATTCTTATCGAACTTTTCAGGAATAGTCTTAGTTTCAAGCTTACCCCAGCGTCTCTCGTGCTGGCGATAATACTTATCTTCATATCTACCTCTTTGAAGCCTCCAAGTGATCTTAATTAGATCGCTCAACGCTTTCATATCCTCGTCTTCTTGAACAGCATGGCCGTTCTCTAGCGCCTTACGGATTCTCTTAAGCTTAAAATTAAGAAGATCATAAGCGCAAGCAAAATCGAAATCGTAGTTTTTCCATCCAAAACGAGCGTAATCCCAAGCTCTGCGAGTTCTATCTATCTTTACATCAAAAAAGCTTTCAATTGGATAAACAACCTTAAACATAATGAACTGTAGAACATGGTGAAGCCCCTTCTGGAACAAATTACAATCAGTATCAACTCCCATTGGGCAACCACAATCCATTGCGAGCCAGCGGGGCTTGCGTTCTTTTAGAGCTTTAGAATTTAACATCTTGACTCCTCAAAGTGGTAAGTTGGGATCTGAGTTCTACATTTTCTCTAATTAGTTCTGAATTCAAAAGCTCAGCTCTACTCAACTTTGTCCATCTCTCGGCCAATGCCTTCTGCATCTGGCGGAGTTGAGCCCTACGACTCTTGCCTCTTCGCTCTTTGGGTTCATCAGTTTCACTTGCCAAGACCCAATCGCCTATCGTTGGTCGATCTGATTCGTAGTAGCCCCAGCAAACATCTACAGGATTTCCACTTCCTTCATCAATCTGTACCCAAAAGCTTCGTTTACTCATTTCTTCATCCTTTGTATCAATTTATCGATTAGAATAACCATGTCCGTAGGATCGACGCGTTCCATAATCATCAAATCAGCGAATCTTTCAACTGCTTTTTCGGGGTCTAGTTCCATGGTATGCTCCATGACGAAATCTATCTGCTTTTTTGTAAGTCTAATTCTGTCGCTCAAATATCACCTCAATCTGTCAGCACTAGCATTCTGTAGACACCATCTTCATCCAAAAGTACGACATGTCCTGTTTTTTGGTTCACCTTAACATATTTTTCAATGCCCTTTTGGTCTGCCCTGCCAATTTCAACCCAATGACCGCGACCATCCTGATTAGTCCTACGGCGATCTACCTTCTTTAGGAAGGGATGACCAAATCGATCTGAGTGTATTTCAAACACCATTGTAAAGTTCCTCGTTATGATCTTCTAAAAAGTTAATAAGCGAATGGTAGACCTGTTCTTCTAGGTGTTTCATTGTTGCTCCTGGAAAGCCTCTGTGTTCATGGTGATAATAGTCTTTATCCCATTCTTTCCTGTATTCAACTCTAATCATGCCGTTGAAATCGCTGCAGAATTGAACTTCATAGTCTAATTGGGTGATGTCATGCAGTAGTTCGGTGATGGTTCTAGTCATAGGCCAGTGCTCCCGAATCCGCCAGTAGAACGTTCTGTTTCACTTAGATAGTCTACCACCTCAATATCAGCTTGGACTACGGGGCAAACCACACCTTGAGCAATGCGGTCACCCTTTTTAATAGTGTAAGAAATGGTTCCATAGCTGTTTGCGGCTAGATGCATAATGGCACAAACCTCGCCGCGAAACGACGAATCAACCGTTCCTGGACTGTTGGCCACACGCAGTGAGGTTTTCAATGAAAGTCCAGATCTAGGTCTTACTTGGAGTTCATACCCGTAGCCCACATCAAAAGCCAGGCCTGTGCGAACTAGTTTAGTTTCTCCTACAGCAATTGTCACGTCTTCTAGGGCATAAAAATCGAATCCGGCGTCCCCTGGCATAGCATACTTAGGAATTACCGCGTCTTCGTGCAACTTCTTAATTCTGATCTTCATTCTTAACTCCTTCTGTCAAACTATAGTTACCGTCGTACCTTGGCCTTAGCACTATCAAATTTCTATACCCAAGCGGCTGATCACCTTTATAAATAATACATTCCTTTGGATCTACATTGTAGAGATCCATAAGCTGCCGAGCGTTTACGTAATGAACATTCCCATCATTCTTAGACGCCACCTTACCGGGCATAACCAAATATCTTTTGGCCATTACTTCTTCCCCAAGTCATAATCTGGCATCATAGAACTTCGGTCTTCTGTGCCTATCAAATCAAAAGCTCCTACTACTTCTTCTGACTGCGAATAAGTAATTACATGCTTTAATATACGAGTTTCAAAGAAAACTGAGTCAAACACTAAACTAGCATGGAACCACCAACGCAAAGCCTGCGCTGCGGAATAACTCAGAAGACCAAGTTCTTTGGCTCTATTACAAAATATTTGATTTGGAACCCCAACTTTTGCTTCTTCAAAAGTGACCCTTTTCCATTCTTTGTGGAAAATAACTCCACCTACTTCTTTGGGTTCCCTAAAGTTTACACGAGCTTCTACCGAATAGGCTGGCGTAGTTCCAGATGACGATGACTGCTTTTTGGGAAATTCAGGAGCTTCTTCTTTTGTCATTCCTCGTCCACCTCTTCTGAGTTCTCATCATCCAGTGAAAAATCAAGGTCATCCTCCTCGATACAGCCTTCAAGGTAGTCAAAAAGACGATATTTAAGATCATCCAAATCTGTGGGATCTCCTTTAAGTTCTACTTCAATTTTAACTTTAAGCATCTTAAGCATCTTATGATCTCCTATTTAAATAGTATAAGGTATTCTTTGAAAAGTCAACCTTTTTTGGAAATAACTTGTATCGCCAAATTACAAGTAAAAATACAAGGTTAGCACTATAATTAAACACCAAGTAAGCGAAACTAGCATCTTTTAGAACCGCCAATAACGTAAAAAGTTCACCTAGAGTCCACAATATCAAGAAAGTGGGATCTAATCCCTTAGCATGTCCATCCCTGTAGGCTCTTAAAGCCTGAGGGCAGGCACAAAATGCAAGTGCGATGGAACCTAACCATCCAATCATACTAGGCTAGCCTTATCGCACCAATTCGAATGAAGTCCTGCTACTTTGTCGGCTCCACAAGTGCATTTGTCTTTGACCCCAGGATTTTTAATGCTAATGGTTACGGGCACATCAGTAATTCCATATGAAGTTATTGGAACACTTCCATAGGTAACTTTGTATTTATAGGTTGCTGAAGCAGCTGTAGGCAAAGTGTAGCCCGTTGCGGTTGGATTGTAGCTATTAGGTGAAGGATGTGCAGGCTGGGAGGGTGTCGGAGGTCCTAAACTAGTGTTGTGGTTATGAGCATTCCCAACAGTAGCGCCACCCGGAGGATCGATTATAGTAATGCCCTGAAAAGTATTAAATTGCTTCAAAAACCCGTTAATAGGAATGACGTGTCTTTTCCAATTACCTTCGATCTCGGTTCCATCTGCAAAGTCATCGTTTTCGGCTTCTACTTTATACACTTTGGACAATGAAATAGTTGGCATATCTTCAATATTAGTTATACGAGTTTCTCCTGGCAAAGAATTTATCATTTGCTGCAACTCCTTAAAAGGAACTCCGGCATCGCCGGCCACAAATCCGAGTGTGTGCGACACTCTAAAAATCATAAAAATCTTACCCATAAATCTCCTACTTCTTGATTAGACTTGTCAAACTAAAATAGTTCAAATAATGTACATGACTATGACTACTAAACACACTCAAGATGGCCGAAACTATCAAGGCTGTTTTAAGCGTTGGCCAAATATTCTGTGGCGCTGGCAAACCTGAGTTGTAGATGGTGCAGCCAAAACCAAAAACTACCCAGAGCCCAAAGTGTACTAAATATACGTGGAACCACTGGCTTAGGTAGTGGATCATACTTCTACACCCACAGATTTGAGGGCTGCGCGACAAATAGCCTCCGTTACTGTTGTGGCTTTTGCATTCACAAATTTATCCGAATAAGGTCCTTGGGGAGTTGCTAATCTAACTACCCAGCCATCCGACACCGATCCAATATCCCAAACACCATACACATGCCCAACTACCACCCAAGCGTACTCAATATCTTCCCAAAAATTGGGCAGTGGATTAAACAAAATCGACTCTCCGCGATCATCATAATAATCCGCCTCACCTAGGCTCCAATCACCTTTTTTATTGCGAACTACTTCTAGTCCCAATACTTTTTCTGCGACTAGGGCGTTTATTTCTTGGTTAGTCATTTTATTTCCTTACCGTGCCACAGATTTGGGCTACACACGCAAATTCCTCTGTAAGGACTTCCGGTATAAAAATCCATATCACGGGCGAGACTTTCACACAAGTCACTACAGCCCTCTACAGTGCAATAATCACTATTGCATCTATTTGCTGTAGAACAACCTGTAAATATTAGGAGTAGAAGCAAGTATTTCATTCGAGTTCATCCATAATATGGAGATAGTTGTATTCAATCAATTGCGTAATAATATAAACTAAACAAGTACCATCAGAATTGTGGGTTGCGAACCAGTACCCTGCAGAATATATTGCTGCTGAAACCGAAGAAACTAAAAAGTTTTTCATTTTATACTCCTAGGTCGAATCCAGCTTCTTGAGCTTCCTTCTTACTTAGAACAGTTCCACCCTTTTCACCCGGTAAAGCTGTGCGCTTGTAATCCAAGTCTGAATAATAAACGAATCTGCCGTTAGGCTTTACGATCTTATAAACTACCAAAGTAGCTGGGTCTTGGATATAAGACCCTTCCTTAAGATCTACCATGACGGCGTGAAGTTCCTTTTTCCTTGCCACTAAGAGTTCTTCGTATCGTTCAATTTCATAAGCTAAAGCTAAAAATTTCTCGTTCATTCGTCATCTCCCCAAATACTACTAAGTGCGTCACCATAACCATCCCAATTATCTACTCCTTGCGCTCTAAGAGCATTCAGAAATTCCGAATCTTTTACAAGTTCTTCGTACTCTTTCTTGGTAATGGTAACCACTTCACCCGTTACTGGAATCGTGTCTTGTACTTCAAAAACCATACTTCCTCCTTAATCTAGTACGGGTCCGCGACCCTTATAGTTTGTATACCCATTTAGAATCCTATTCTTACCTTGGTCCAGTAAGAAATTCGCTTCAGTGTCGCTTTGATTAAAAGCAAAACACTCTACATGGTTACCATCGGTTAGCACCAAAACGGCCTTAATGTTCTTATTTGTTAGCAATGCAGCCAACTCTTTGGGGACTGTTGTTAAAAGATCACTTGGAATAAAATACATACATTCTCCTTAAATTGCAGGGCGGCCACTTTGGCCTGGGCATTGTGCAGGCGCGTTTAAAGTAGTGTTTCAGAGCTACTCCCTGCTCATAGCCATTGAAGTAGTCTATAGAAGGTTAATAGAAATGTCAATAGAAAATATTAGGGGAAAGAACTAAGAAGTCCTAATATTAGGATCTGGAGCTAATATTGATAAATTGATGTTAGAAATCAAATAGATAGATACTTATGGCATAAATAATGCAATCTTTAAGGTATGACATTCCCAATTGCTTACCCCTTTCCGACCCTGACCTATACTCCAAACCCATCATTCTTTCAAATGGGTCAAGCAACAGTCATTTCTCCGGTGCCAGGAACAGGCGGGAGCAACTTTGCTATAGCTTCTGGGAGTTTACCAGCTGGATTGACTTTGAATCCAACCACAGGAGTGATTTCGGGTACACCAACGGCTCTGGTTGTTTCTAACGTGGTCATTAGCGATACCTTACCAGATACTACGGTGCTGACTTGTTCTCTTATCATTACCATTACTGATATCCCTACAGTAGCCCCTGTATCTAATACCACCTCAGCTACCGACTTGGTTGCTTTGATGAACTTCTACGAGAAGAATTTTGTAGCTGCCACAACACAGATGATCGCAAATAATCAACAACTCGGAATGTACTGGGTGGACGTTGACTTGCCCCTACGCGCGAACCCTAAGACAATGCGTGCTTATTTCGAAGCTTTGGGTTACCAGTTCTACGCGGTGAACTGGCGCGATTACCAGACTAACTACGACTATTTTTGGGGTACTGGCGACTTCTTTAATCGGGGTTACTACGGTCAGGGCTGGGGTTTGCTCAACCCTGGCTACGGTAGGAACAAACCTGGCTATCCTTGTGCACCTGTAAACAAACCTAGGATCAGAATTAGTTGGTTCGGAAATCCCGTAATTTGTGTTAAAACTTACGAAATAGACGAGCCTTAATAGGGCGATATGATATCCAGCGGTACCCAATGTAAGCTTGCTGGTTCAACCATGTCGATCTTTTCTCCATTCGATAACCAATAACTTACGTAATTCATGTAGGGTCCATACAAACAGGCTTTGTATGTGAGATGATGTCCGTTTGCTAGGGCGTCAAGTAGCATCTCTTGAGCCTCTTTATTGGCAACTTCATGCTCATCCATGAGCTTCTGTCTGTAACGGAATGGTTCTAAACTACTCATTCGCTCTCCTTCAACAAAATATCCAGCTTAGCATGCAATCCGGCCACATTCTCTCTATCCCGGTCAACTTGACGATTTTGAGACATCATAATAATTGGACTCTGCATGGTACTTACAACAGTCAAAAATAAGTTAAGTAAAATAAACGGATATTCATCAAACTTGTGGAATAGTACCAAGCAGGTGTTAAGTAGTACCCATACGAAAATGCCTAGGGAGAACCAAAATACGAACCCCCATGAACCGCAAAATTCTGCGATATGATCGGACCAACGCTGAGCTAAAGTTCTTTTGTCTTCCATATTATTCTTCCTCATCCCACCGATATCCTGATCCACCATCGCGCCACACTTTCTGGTGGATTTCATGGCTGAAGGGCGGAAGCATTCCATGGTCTTCCAGTTTTTGGAGAACTTTAGAATATATTTCATAATCTGTATTACAGCACATGCAATTCATATGTTCTACAGTCTCAGACCAAAGAATTTGGACCATTTCGTCACGCTTCACAAGTCTTCCTCCGGATCAAATTTACCACCCCGTTGAACTATCTCCGAGTCTTCTAGAATACCTTCGCTATTAGCACAAGCCCGTAATCGATAGGTATGACCGCAGTGGCTTAGCGAGTTACCTGTAAAATATCCTTCGTTGTCAATTCTAACCCACTTATACATGTAAACCTTCTTCCTTCGCAGAGCGGCTACATAATGGAATACCTTGAGAACGTCGTATTCTTTAATTTCCCGACCTTTTTTATCAAAGAATTTATTCATACCTTCTTCAAGCTCCGCTCAGACACATAAGTCCTATACTTACCATAGCGCATCTTGAACTCAACATAAACGTTGTTTAGGTCTTTCGCATCAACCCATTTGTTGGGGTCTTCCTTGGAGGGTTCAATATCAGCAGCTCCATAGGCTAATACTTTGCCTACAGGCATCTTTTTGGTCAAGTAATGAGATAGCCAATTGGCTACGTCCCCGTAGTCTTTTTCCATGAGTTCCGTGTGTCCTGGAACTAGATTCAACTCATTAAGATGTTCTACGTACCACTTAACCAATTCTGGTTTGGCCTGAACCTTATCTTCAACCTTCAACTTATTCTTCTTACCCTTTTTATAAACCATATCAATTCCCCTTCTTAGTCGTTGGCGTAGTGGTAACACCTGTTTTAAGTTGTTCTACGATACCTAAAGTTGACATATGAAATCCAATCTCATGGATGCTGAAGCAATTATCGCATGCCAAACACACGGCATCATTCCCAGCATAGTAATCCCTTGGGCCTTGTTCCTCATACACTTCTCTGGTGCCACACATAGGACAATAATACTCTGTCTTTTCCCATACTTCTTCGTAATGATGCGTTGAATATTCTCTAATGACTTTCATCCTATTTCCTTTCCAAGTTTAGCCAGAACTTTCAGGGTGATCTTATGTCCGTCACAGTAACCCCATTCTTTGCCGTCCCAAGTGCAAGCACATCCCATCTCAAATTCTGCACAAACAAGGGCTGGGTCATTCCAAATCTTAAGGGCGCTCTCCGCTTCTTTTAAAAGCCCTCTCAGCTGATCTCTATCCCACAAAGCGTTTTTGAGAGCAGCATCGTATTGTTCTGCAATAAATTTACCTGCATTTTCGAGATCTTGGCACTTGGCCTTTAGCTCAGCATTCTCATCTGCCAACGTTTTAGGGTGGTAGTATTCGTCCAGTGATTGGGCGCAAATCGAACAAACACCCACGATATCTTTGTTATGGAAGCAACTCATTCTTTCTCCTTTGGACACAATACTTTCTCCAGAACCTTATAAGCCAAAGCGCCGTCCTGAGAATCGTTATCCACAATATCAAAGGCCTCTCTAGCCGCCTTATTTAAAAGGCTAAGTTGTTTAGCAAGTTCTCTATTCTCCTCATCTTTATTGGCAATTTCAACCCGATAAGCCCGCAGTTCCTTCCTGAGATAGGAGTGAGCCTCATTTTCATCTGCAAACTTTTGGCCAGCTAGCGTTTCTGGTACCCAGCGCCAGTTCTTGACTTCTTTTTGGGCTTTTTCGCACTTTTCTTTCCAAGCCAAGGCCAAACCAATTTGAACTTCGAGCTGATTCTTGAGATCTTCATTTTCTTGAGCAAACTTTACATTGGTTTGTTCCAATTCCCCTTGGCGACCTTTGTGAGTCAAGGCTTCGATCTCTTGATTGAGTCGGTCAACTTCTTGTTTATGATCATCAATAGTTGCTTCGTGTATGCTTACTCCCATAACTCTAAACCTCCTATTGAGTTCCTGCATTTTAGCCATCGTGTTTAGTGCCTTGGCTTCTTTGCAACACATGCATCTTTCATCGAAGGATATTCCATGATCACTGCACCAATGACTTACTTCTGTGCTCATCTAAAACCCCTGAAATTCTTCGAGTTTTTCATATTCACATCGTTTGATCTCAACCCGAGTTACTGTGTACTGCGTACCTACATCCATTTGTTGGATCATTTCGAATACACCTTCTGCATTGGTTTCCAGATAAGAGTCTTCGTCATTGGATATACGCCAAGCAGGAATTACGGCGTAATAATAGTCTTCGTAACAATGCAAATGACAGCCACCCTGTTGGACCATTTGACCAGGCATCTCTTCCTTACAATGGTGACAGTGAAATTCAAGCATCTTCGCTCACTACCAATGTGAGAGGTTCGTACTTTTCTTTAAGTTTGTCATACTCACGCATCCAGGATATGCAAAGGGTTTCCAGCTCCTCATTATTTTGGTTAAGTACTTTAATTTCCTTTAGCAAATCTCCAATCATATTGTACTCCATCGAGTCATTAAAGGATGTATTACGGTAGTAATGTTCAATTTGTTCAGTAGTCATACCCCCATATTCCACTAAGTGAACCAAAAAGTCAAGCTTAAAATAAAGGTTGACAAATGCAACATATAAGGATATCCTGTACTAGAGATGAGCGGAATGTTAGATGTGAGAGCGGGACGGCGTTAAAGAGGTTAAAGCCCTCAGGTTCAAGAGTAATTACTTGACGGCCGTAAACAGCTCACTGGAAATACTCACCGGCCATTGTCGGCGATAGGGAATAATTGGCGCCTACTGAATACCTATCAAAGCTAGCGTAGCGACTAGCCCATCTCGCTTTTAAAGGAAGAAACATGACCCTAATAGAAATTTTGGAAGAGCTTACAAATTACTGTGCCCTGAACACTTCTGAACGAATAGAATTAGATCTTCTCTTACCTGGAACAGTTTTGGAAGCCTGGAATCACAGTATGCGTCCTATAATGATCTATAATCCTGGAACTCCTTCTGATATGACTCCTACGATATCGGGCACTATCTACGGAACAGGCGGAATCGTCAGACTCCACAGACAAGAATTCGTGGAAGTTAGAGATAAAAATAGTTGACTTTTAAAAATAGTATGGTATCGTAGTTTTGTGATCATGGAAGACCACAACAAAGCAGCGGATGTCCTTGGCCCGCATCCTTGGGTGTCCGCTGTGTAAATTTTTGGAGGTAGTATGTCTAATCTAGTCAAACATGCAGAACAAGAAATGCGAATCGCTGGCCTTTATGATGAAGGCGCTGATTATGATGGCATGATTCCAGATGCTGTCGTAGAAATTGTCAAGGTATTCGCAGCTCAAGGACATTCCGGCATGTCTGCTTCTATTGTAACTTCCATTCTAGAAAGAGTCCTAAGATATAAGGTTCTTGAACCCATCAATTCAGATCCTCAATATTGGATGGAAGTTTCTGCTGAACAAATGGGCAGAGCGGGAGTTTGGCAATCCACTAGAGATCCTGGCTTCTTCTCAGAGGACGGTGGAACTACATTTTACAGTTTGGATGACCCAGAAAAGAAGAATTGGCCAAAGAGGTTCTAATATGACAAAAAATGACTTTACTATGTTTTTAGGGAATATCTTCAAGAAATGGTCCGTAACTGAGAATCAGAAGACTAATACTATTACAGTTAAAGTGGATGGACCTATGCTAGCCCACGACGTTATCTATTTAACAGGTTTTGCTCCAGCTAGCGTGCGCGTGGAGTTCTGTACCATGAACTGGTTCGAGCGACGTTTCACTGAAAACAGGAGCTGGAAGGTTAAGAAATGACCAGCATCTTAGACCAACTACAGAAGCTTAATCTGATGCAAACTATAGCAGATATAGAGAATATGGACAAGCAACCTTCTTTGTGGTATGGTCACTTTAAGTCAATAAATGGCAGAGAGCCTACCCAAGAAGAAATTGATTTGGAATTAGCTGGATTATACGATACCTTAAACTGGCTAGACACACATGAGTGAAGAAGACCAAATCCTTCTAGAAGTTAGAGAGCTTATGGGTTGGACAAAGAGATATGCAGAGCTTTGGTATACTTTACCTAATTCGAATTTTGGAAATGTTAGTCCAAAACAGATGGTTGATGTGGGACGTGCGCACAAAGTATTTCAGTTCATATCAGCCGCAAGAGAAGAAAACTTTCCTCCGAAGGATTCAAAATGACCCAAGAAGACCTAAAGTTTCTAGAAGAAGTGATCTCCAAGGCATCTCCTAAATTTGGACCTTACACGTCTAATTACCCTTTCTATGCGGACGTTACCAAACCTGCTCCTAGCATGTCCAAGCACGACCACGAAAGACCTACGTACTGGCGTATAGAAGACGCTGTGTTTATAGCTGTCGCCCGTGAGTTCCTACCGAAATTGGTAGAAGAAGTTAAAAGGCTTCAAAAGGTAGAGAATGCCTAGACTCGTGTATACTCAAGAAGACTTGGGTAAGATGGACCATGAAGTATATGAACACTTAATGTTCGCCATCAATACTCGTTTTTGGCATATGCTAGGGATTGACTGGAAAACGTATATAGAGTACTACCAAGACCCGGTAACCAAAGAAATGGTGATTGAATGGGAATGAAAGTACATAAACACTTGACTTCTGGAATAACTCATTGTATGCTGGGCTTAGGAACAAAGCCAATTTGGATTACTCTTCATTGGACCAACGTAACGTGTAAGAAGTGTCTTGGGAGGAAGAAATGAATAAACTAATTTTGTTTATTATTTTAGTGTCTATGCCGGTTCTTGCCGAAGAACGATACTACCACTACATGGACTGTGTTAAGGTTGTGAGTGGATTTTTTGAAGGATGTAAAGGCAAAACGGTAAGTTGGCGCTATGTGGGTGAAGTTACCTACAGTGTAGAGTTGCAGTGCAAAGGACATTCCACAATTGAAAGTTTTATAAGTTTGGATCTTAGGCCAGCTAAAGGATGTTTATAATATATGAAAACACTAGTAATTGCGACACAAGGTATTTTGTTAGGCGTAGGTATTCAGGGTCTATTCGAGTCAAATCCTCGCTTATGGCTAGCTATTATAATTCTAAATCCAGTGCTGACATGCGTATATTCGCTGTTGGATAGGAAATAGATATGGCCAAAACAACAACCGCAAAAGAACTTCTTGACTTTTTAGAACAAGTAGTACATGATGGTTATGGTGAAGCGGAAGTCCTGCTCGATACTGAAGCTAGAACTTTTGATTATCATATGGCTAAAGTAGGTAGAGCTTACGTAAATAACGAAACCGATCCAGAGTATCCATTCGTAAGTTTACATGAACAAAGAAACATTAAAGGAGAATAAAATGGCACGCAGATACAACTTTCCAAATCGTAAAGAAGCCCGTAAAGCATCAGCACAAACTAGACAAGAAGCCTCAGATAAGCTCACTACAGAACAAAAGCTGGCTAAAGCTACTCCTGGTTCTAGGGAGTACAATAGGCTTCTAACCAAGGTAGGGACGGTGCCTAAGCCTAACAAGAAGTCTAAGAATAAGGCTTTAGACGCACTTGCAGTAGAAACCGAAAATCTAGGTGTGGAGTTTAAGTAATATGATCACTAACAATACACAAATGACAACTACCCCAGCTAAGCTCAGTCCGGAAAATTTTTGCTATTGGCTTCAAGGCCTATTTGAGCTGACAGATACGGTAGCATTAACCGAAAAACAAGTAAAACAAATCAAAGACCATCTTGGATATGTATTTAACACAGTCCATGTTCCAACCACTGTAACTATTGCAACACCTCCAGCTTCTCCCTACCTTCCTGGTTATGGTGGGCCTACATCTGGTACCACTACTATCTCTTGTGGAAATATTCTCGATAGTGGTACATTACCTTTCATCTCTACAGTTTGTTAAAAAGGAGTAAATATGTCAGAACGTGCAAAGAAAGTATTCGAAAGTCGTGGGTTAGATGGTCAGGAAGAGCACATGGCTCGCATTAAAGCTGCTGCGGAAGTACTTTGGGACGAACTAGATAACATTTCTGTTTATCCTGGTAATTCTGAAGGGATGCGTTTGATTAGTTTGGCCAAGACTTCTTTGGAGCAGACTGTCATGTGGGGCGTTAAATCGCTATCGAGGAATCACTAATGAAAGACTACGAGAACGAGCTAAGTATTGTAAGGGAAGCTCTCGCAAAAAGTATGGAGAGTTTTATAGGTGAAAAGCTTACGTCAGCAGCATTAGTAGATATAGAACACGTTATCCTAATGCAGCTTCACGACCTAATTAGTAGGGGGATCGTCTCCAATCCTAAATTGCCAGTAGTTAGGGTTAAGTCTAACAATGTGGACAGAAGCGTATCCGTAAAATTCTTCGATTCAGATACAAACGAAGAAATATCACTACAAGATTTGCTTTTAGAGGAGAAGATAGGAACATGAAAGACCATGACGAAGACTATGAGGGGCGGATTTTTACAGTTGAAGTGACCAACAATGGTTTTCTACTTGTAAACAATAACACCAATGTTACGGGCTGGAAAAGCAGACACTTCAATAATTTTACGGATCTGGTGGACAGTCTTGCAGGAGCGGTGGGCATCCTAGATTCAGGCGAAATCGTAAGTAATATACAAAATGGATATAAATTTTAATATGGCAAAAACTAAACAAAAGAAAATCATGTGTCCAGAAACCGATGTTGTTGATCAACTAACACCAGCTCAAGCAAGGGCTCTTCTTAAGGATCTTATGGAAAAGTTAGACGAACTAGCTATGGACGATTTCTTTGGTACCGAAGGGTGGAGAGAATATCTAGGTTATGGAAGTTAATATGGAAATTGAAGTTCAAGTTTCAAATTGCGCGTGCACTGAAGAATCGGACGTTGGCACTCATTGGGTTAAAGACGGAGTGGTTTACAGTGAGTACTATTGTTTTAAGTGTTACAATAAGAAGGGTAATAGTTGAGTGATTTACTTCAGTAGTGATTCTCATTATTTTCACCGAAACATCATTACCTATACTAATAGGCCGTTTAAAGATATCGAGCACATGAATGAAGCTCTAATCCAAAATTGGAATTCGGTTGTGAAGCCTGAAGACGAGATCTGGGTTCTGGGAGATTTTTCGTTTGGCAAGCCAGATAAGACTGCTGAGATCGTAAAAAGACTTAATGGTTACAAGAGGCTTGTTTTGGGGAACCATGATAAAAAGAGTCATTTATGGGGATTTGACGAGGTGATTACCGGTAACACCTCTACTAAAATCGGCGACACTTCAGTGTTACTAAGCCACTATCCATATCCGCCTAGACCAGAAGAAAATTCTGATCAGTACGACGTAAGATATCTCGATCGTAGGTACGAAGACAGAGGAGCCTGGTTGCTTCATGGCCATAGCCACGGCAATAACGGCAAAATGAAAAGAAAAATGATTGATGTTGGAGTAGACTGTTGGAACTATACACCGATTTCCATTGACTTCATCCAAGAACTTATGGCAAAATATCCAGAAGGATTTAAAGAGTAGCATAGGGGTGCAAAGCGCAATTCGTTGGGATCGCTGTTAAATGGCCTTAACCAGCCCCATTGGAAACAGGTGCCTTAAGGATGCTTAGGGTAAACGAGACGTGGACACACTATCGGCCTGTTTGGAGCCCAGATCCTTTAATTAGGGTTTGGGCTTTTTTACTTGACTTTTATGTAACTCTAAAGTAGAGTCGTATTATGAACATTTTCACTTCTTCTTTTGATGCTAAAGAATCCGCCCAAGCCCTAGACGACAAGCGCTTGATTAAGATGATTCTAGAAACAGCACAAATTTTGTCTACAAATATAAACTTGGCTGGTTTACGTCAAGGCCCCTACAAAACTACCCATCAAAATCATCCTTCTACGATTTGGGCTAGAACCTCTCACGACAACTATCTTTGGCTTTGTGGGCATTTTGTTCACCTTTGCAATGAGTACACCTCTAGATTCCACAAGATTCATAAGTGTGAACAATATACGGAATTATTTTACAATTCCTCTACAGATTTGTGTTATCCAGAGAATAAGCTTACAACTTTCCCTAATTGCACCTCGTTTAAAGACATTAAAGAAACTACCAAAGCTTATAGGCTTTATCTTAATGAAAAATGGAAAAATGATAAAAGACCTCCTAAGTGGACTGGAGCAAAAGCTCCTGAGTGGAAGGAATTGGTATGAATCCCCTAGAATCCCGAGCTAGAGACACA